GAACACAAGTTACCAGAACCAGCAACTGCCGCACTACGATATTGTGAAAGTGAATGGTAGAAACGGAGCTGAAGCCTTTCAAATGGGCCCGAACAGTCAGGTTTTACTACTTGACGAAACGGCTCCAGTGCTTTGGCTGGCTTCAACGGATGGCGCTGGGTACAAAACTGTAAGTGCATTCGATATTTCTCCGCATCAAGATCAGCAGCAGACAATGCTCTCATCTATTGAGCAGAGATTAGCTAGATTGGAGGAGTATATTTATGAACCAAGTGAATCCGGTTCTCGCGATGCTAAGCAACGCAACCCAAAACAGCGGAACAATGGCCAGCAGCAATCCAATGCAAATGATGGCTCAGTTCGCTGAATTCAAGAAAACGATGCAGGGCAAGAACCCAGAAGCTATTGTAAAGCAAATGCTTGCAAATGGCCAAATGTCTCAGACTCAGTTTGAGCAATTGAAACAACAGGCTTCATTAATGCAGGCATTTTTTAAGTAGGTGTTAGTGAGGTAGTGCGCAGACCTCTATGACATATATTCTATGAAAGAAGGTACATTTATGGAAAACACGTACTCTCTGTCCGATATTGCGGCTGCGTCCAAGAACAACGATTACGACGGTTTTGGCGGTGGCGCATGGTGGATCATTATTCTGTTTCTGTTCATGTTCGGAATGGGCGGTTGGAATAATCGAAACGCCAACGGTAATGGCGAGCCGGTAACGGAAGCTGGACTGTGCAATGCTATGAACTTCAATGATCTGCAGAATCAGGTTGGACGACTGAGCGATCAGAACCAGCAGCAGACTCAGATCCTGGGAAACGGCATTTGCAATCTTGGTTATGAGATGCAGAGAAATGTAGGTCAGCTTGGCAAGGAAGTGGCTTTGAGTCAGGCAAATCTTGCTCAGCAGGTATCCTCTGCTCAGTCTGATCTGTCTTCTCAGCTGGCTCAGTGTTGCTGTACAACACAGCGAGCTATCGATGGTGTAAACTATAATCAGGCTATTAACACAGCCTCGATTAATGCCAACATCGATGCTAAGTTCGCAGCAATGGAGAAGAACCAGCTGGAGCAGACAATTGCGGCACAGCAGGCTCAGATTTCTCAGCTGCAGTTGGCTCAGCAGATGAACAACGTCGTACGGTATCCGAACGGTTTTACCTACAACGCTGGCATGTCTCCGTTCTGCGGAGGTTGCTGCTCTGGTTGTTAAGGAGGGGATATGAATGTGTAACAATTGCGGTTGCAACGTAAGATCCTGTTCTACAACCTACACCAACAGCAATCAGACCGTAACTGAAGCGGTTACAACTTTGTCAATCCTTGGCGGAGAAGTAACTTCGACAGGCAAGTGTATCAACGCACAGTCCAGTGGGTTCAATGTTAAGGCTTCCGGTTTGTATCGGATTGGTTTTGACGTTACACTGAATCCCACAGCTGCTGGCACTGCGATCATCCAGATGACAAAAGATGGAGTTGCAATGCCTGAGGCCGTAGCAACAGTTACGACCGTAGCTAATGCTCTTATCACTGTGCACATTGAGACAACGAGATATATTGCTGTTCCGTGTCATGTCAACAGTCCGGCTTATGGCGTAACTTCTTCTGGTGTCGCCGGAACGGTTACACATGTAGCTGGTTATGCTGTTAAGCTTGACTAAATCAAAATGAAAAGCGAGGCAGAGCTTTAATCTGTCTAAGTACACGTTAACCGCGTGTACTTTATCGAGTGTGCAAGTATCCTATAGGCATTTACGATCTCCTTTGCCATTGGGTTGCCTCCAAAAACCGATTCTTCGGGACTCCTTTCCATTGCATAAAATGTATACCTCCAAAAACTACATTTAGCCAAGCGTAAGGATATTTGCACACTGAATAAAGTACACGCGATAGCGAGAGAAAGTTGTGAGATCATATGAGTGAAACTAGAAAACGAAGAACCGCAATGTCCGTAGAAGCAAGAGAAAATCAGATGATTGCACTCGCGGTTGATCTAGCTGAAAAACAGCTCATGGAAGGAACGGCTTCGTCTCAAGTTATCACGCACTATCTTAAACTTGGCTCGACCAAAGAACGTCTTGAAAAAGAAATGATGGAAGAGCAAAAGAAATTGCTTAAGGCTAAGACGGAGGCGCTCGAGTCAGCTGCCGAAATTAAGGAACTGTATGAAAACGCGTTGAGTGCTATGAGAGAATACTCGGGTCACGGAGGAGATGAGCAGTGAAAACATATCGCGAGCTCATAACTCTTCCGTCTTTTGAAGAACGACTAGAGTATCTAAGAACCAATAGTAAAGTGTCTTACGAGACGTTTGGCGTAGAGCGGTATGTTAATCAAGAACTCTATCGCTCCCGTCAATGGAAACTTACAAGACAGAAAGTAATTGTTCGGGATATGGGTTGTGATTTGGGTGCGGACGGCTATATAATTTACGAGAGGCCGATTATTCACCACATCGTTCCAATTACCATAGACGATATCGAAGAGGGCTCTGACAAGCTATTCGATTTGGACAATTTAATATTGACTTGTTTTCATACACACAACATAATACATTACGGAACAGACAATAAACTTAGTATCCCCCATGGCGAAAGAAAACCTGGAGATACATGTCTCTGGAAGTGATAAGATGAAGAAAGCTAAGATCGTCGGATGCAAAGCCATGTCACTCCGTGCTGATCCGTCCGATACCGAGCTGTCTGATGTAACATGCGGAGAAATCAAAATGAATGAAACCGTAGAAGTTAATACTGATGACGAAGCTTGGAGCTGGGATGATAAACACTTCTTCAAAGTAGTTTCAGAGCACGGTTTGAAAGGCTATGCTAATTCCGACTGTCTCCAGTTTAACGGAGGTAACAGTCGTGGACAGCATTCTAAGAACAATTAAGAAAATGATAGGTGGAGTCGAGGACGACGATTTCACTGGTTTCGACACAGATTTGATCGTCCATATAAATTCGGCATTACGAATCCTAAATCAACTCGGCGTAGGTGCTATTGGATTCACTATTACAGGATTAGACGAAACCTGGAATGATTTTCTTGGCAAAAACGAGGCTATCCTTAGCGAAGTTAAGACGTACATTTACTTGAAAGTCAAACTAGTTTTCGATCCCCCGTCCAACTCATTTACGCAGCAGTCTATGAAAGACGAAATTAAAGAGCTGGAGTGGAGAATGAATGTCGAAGTTGATCCTAGATTGGAGGAAGTAGATGAGCCCTGAAATGAGATCTATAATTGTCGCTGTGATCACGGCATTAACATCTTCGGGAGTATTGTCGTTCGTTCAATTTTTGATTAACAGAAAAGACAAAAAGAAAAATAACGAACTCGTCTCATCTAAAATGCTTCTTGGACTTGGTCATTATCAGATTATGGTTTTGACAGACAAATGTATTCGCAGAGGAGCAATTACTCTAAGGGAAAAACAAACTTTAGAGTATCTATATCGTCCTTATCGAGAGATGGGAGGAAACGGTGATTGCGAAATAGGGTATAATGCCTGTGCACAATTGCGAATCATCAGTCCAGAAGAAGCTGCAGACATAGATGAGAAGAATAGCGAAAGAGGGTGAAACCATGTCTAACAAAGTATATGACATTCTTAAATGGGTTGCTCTCGTAGTATTTCCAGCAATCGCCACTCTGTTCTCCGCCATTTCTATGATCTGGGGAATTCCGTATGGCGAGCAGATCACCAGCACAATCATCGCAATCGATACTGCCCTCGGCGCAATCCTTGGCGTATCTTCGGTCAAGTATGTGAAGAAGGTAGGTGATTCAAAATGGCAGAATACTACGGAATCCACTACGACTCAGTAATCGAACACCATGGTATTAAAGGCCAAAAGTGGGGTGTACGTCGGTATCAGAATCCTGATGGTACTCTAACTCCACTCGGACGTAAAAAGCTTGGCAGACTTGAGCGAAAAGTAACTAAACTGGGAGATACGGTCAAGCAGTCCAGAAGTCGTTATATGACTCTCGCTAAGAAAAAGAAAAACGGAACTGCGACGAGCAAAGAGCTTAGAGAGTATGCGGCGTTATCCTCTTCTTTAAGAAAAACATCTTCTAAGTTTAAAAAAGCCTCAGCTAAGTTCGACGCCAGAAAGCAAAAATTCGAAGAATCAAAGCAAAAAGTCAAAACCACTGAAGAGTTAGTAAAAAGCGGAACTAAAGAAGAAATCCTAGGCCGAAGCGGAGAATTAACGACACAACAGTTACAGGAGGCTTTCACTAGATTGAATACTAAAGCTCAGATTGAAAGACTTGATTCTAACACAAAGTCTAAAGGAGCTAAATTCGTAGACAAACTAGCCTCTACCGCGAATACATTAACTTCAGTGTACGACTCTGTTCAGAAAATTACCAAAGTTACAAACGCTATCGGCCTGACTGACATCAAGCTTGGTCAAAAGAAAGATGATGGAGTGTCGAAGTTCATAAACACAGCATCGGCTTCAGAACTCTGGAAGATGCGAAGCAAATTGACTCCGGATCAGAAGAAACAGGCGGTAGAGCGTCTCAAAGCCGAAAAAGCTATAAAAGGCTACGCTAAAGAACAAAAACAAGAGGAAGACGAGATAGCCGAGAAGCTTGCTGAAGAAGCAAAACATGAACAAGAAAAAAAGAAACGGTGATTCAAAATGGCAGAATACTACGGAATCCACTACGACTCAGTAATCGAACACCACGGCATAAAAGGCCAAAAGTGGGGTGTACGCCGTTATCAGAATCCTGATGGTACACTAACTGAGCGTGGCAAAAAGAAACTGAGAACGCAACATAAACGCCTCGCTTCGAAAGACGCTAAAGCACAAAAAGCGTCCATGACAGCCAATAAGGCAGAAGCGAAAGCGTCGCGTACCAGAAACGAAGAAAGGTATCAAGTACGTAAAGAAAAAGCGGATACCTTATCAAGGATGGCTAAAAGTCGTCAATATAAAGCGGCTAAGTATTATAAAAAGATGGAGAAACGATACGGAACAAAGAATCTTAAGGAATTGACTGATAATAACGGAGCTTCTTTCGTTGAACGATACAACTCTTTCTTCATCTATCGATAAGGAGTAACAAATGTCACTGAGTAACACAGCAACGCCTCGTTATTATGGGGAATTTCGTAAAGCCGTGTTACGCGGTGAAATCCCTGTTAATCGAGAAATCTCTATGCAAATGAATCGTATAGATGATAATATCGCCAATCCGAATTTCTACTACGATGACCAAGCGGTTGAAGGTTACATTAAGTTTTGTGAAAACGAATTGACTCTAACAGATGGCTCTCCGATGAGACTACTCGATACGTTTAAGCTTTGGGCTGAAGACGTTTACGGGTGGTATTATTTTGTCGAGAGAAGTGTCTATGAGCCGAGCGAAGATCATCAAGGCGGTCATTACGTCACCAAACGAATCAAGAAACGTCTTATCAACAAGCAGTATCTGATCATTGCTCGTGGGGCGGCTAAGTCGGTTTACGATGAAACTCATCAGGCCTATCAGCTTACAGTCAACACTCAAACTACGTCACAGATTACAACAGCGCCAACAATGAGACAGGCGGATGAAGTAATGGCTCCATTCAGGACAGCTATTACAAGAGCACCAGGACCTTTGTTTAAATTCTATACTCAGGGGTCAGTGCACAATACTCGTTCTCCGGAGGGTGTGAAACTTGCAGCCACGAAGAAGGGTATTGAGAATCTGTTCACAAACAGTCTCCTTGAAGTCAGACCGATGTCTATTGATAAGCTTCAGGGTATGAAATGCGTGCTAGCTACAGTTGACGAGTGGCTTTCTGGTGACATTCGAGAGGACGTCGTTGAAGCAATCGAACAAGGTGCCTCTAAGAACAATGACTATCTCATCATAGCATCTAGCTCTGAGGGTACAGTTCGAAATGGACCTGGCGACTCAATCAAAATGGAACTCATGAAGATCCTTAAAGGTGAGTATGTCAATCCGCATGTGTCTATCTGGTGGTATAAGCTGGACGACGTGAAAGAAGTAGCTGATCCTGCCATGTGGGTAAAAGCCAACCCAAATCTAGGCAAGACTGTAACATATGAGGTCTATCAGCAAGCAGTTGAAAAAGCCGAGCAGAATCCGTCAGCCAGAAACGATATTTTGGCAAAGCGGTTTGGATTACCCATGGAGGGTTACACATATTTCTTCACCTATGAGGAAACCTTGCCAACACGAAAAAGATCTTACTGGGGCATGCCTTGCTCTCTCGGAGCCGACTTATCCCAGGGCGATGACTTTTGTGCATTCACGTTTTTATTTCCGTTACCAGATGGTACGTTTGCATGCAAGGTGCGAAGCTACATAACAGAGCGCACGTTGTTCAAGCTCCCTCTGGCGATGAGAGCAAAGTACGAGGAATTCATGAAAGAAGGAACTCTGGTAGTTATGAACGGATCTGTGTTGGACATCGACAATGTCTTCGATGATCTTGATCGGCATATACGTTCGTGCAGTTACGAGATTCGTAGCTTTGGCTATGATCCATATAACGCACAGTATTTTGTAGAGCGTTGGTGTAAGGAAAACAGTCCATACGGCGTTGAGAAAGTAATCCAGGGCGCTAAAACAGAAAGCGTTCCTCTTGGCGAGATTAAAAAGATGGCCGAAGATCAGTGCTTACTGCACGACGATAGTCTTATGACCTACTGCATGGGCAATTGCATTACGTTGGAAGATACTAACGGAAATCGTAAGCTTTTAAAGAAACGCTACGAGCAAAAGATCGATAACGTATCAGCATTGATAGATGCGTTTGTCGCCTTTAAGATCCATAAAGATAGTTACGAATAAAAGGAGGGTCTCTATGGGCTTAGGAAAGAGACTGTGGAATGCTTTCTTTAGCAGAGATCCCACAGACGAATACAAAAAACTTGACGCTAGCACAGGTTCAATTGTGTCTTCGTCAAAACCCGATAGAACACGTCGTTTCATTAGCAACGAACGTTCTATAATCATGTCAATCTACAATCGAATCGCACTTGATGTCGCATCGATCAAAATGGAACACGTCAAGGTAGACGTAAACGGTAATTTCGTTGAGACTATAACAGACAGCTTAAACGATTGTCTAACCCTCTCCCCCAATAAGGACCAGACATATCGTGCTTTCGTTCAGGATATGGTAATGTCTATGTGCGACGAAGGATGCGTCGCTGTAGTTCCATATGAAAGTGACGTCGATCCAAATACCAACGATTCGTATAATATTTACAGTATGCGCGTTGGCAGAGTTGTTCAATGGTCTGCAGATTACGTTACCGTGGATATTTACGACGACAGAACTTGTCAGCATAAGAATCTACGAGTTGCAAAAAAATGTTGTGTTCTTCTCGAGAATCCATTTTACTCGGTTATGAACGAGCCGAATGGTATCCTTAAACGGCTGATTCGAAAATTGAATTTGCTGGATGCTATCGATGAGCAGTCTGGATCGAGTAAGTTGGATTTGATCATTCAGCTTCCGTACACGATCAAGACTAAAGCCCAAGAGCAGCAGGCTAATCGCCGTAAGCAACTGATTGAGGAACAGCTCGCTAACTCCAAGTATGGCATCGCATACACTGACGGTACTGAACGAGTGATTCAGCTTAATCGTTCTCTCGAGAATAACCTCATGTCTCAGATCGAATACCTGACTAATATGCTATTCGGACAGCTTGGAATGGACAAGACGATTTTCGATGGAACGGCAAATGAGCAGACGATGCTCAATTATTACAACCGTGTTATTGAACCTTTCCTATCGGCCATCACGATTGAGATGAAACGTAAGTGGTTGACCAAGACAGCTAGGACTCAAGGGCATTCTATCGAGTTCTTTAGAGATCCGTTTAAGCTCGTACCTACTACGCAGCTTGCAGATCTGGCAGACAGATTTACTCGAAATGAAATCCTGTCTTCGAATGAGTTCAGAGCTATTATCGGTTACAAGCCGAGTTCAGAGCCTAGAGCTGATGAACTGGTCAATAAGAACATTGCGAATAATGGAGAGGCTGGAACGACGGTTGGCGGAGCTGATGAAGTTAACAGTGTGCTTGAACAACTTCAAAATGACATCGACGGAATTCTGAGCGGCGAGGAAACGGGTGATAACGATGCCGAATGACGATGAGATTTATCATTACGCTTCGAAATATTACGATCCAATTAAAGCGCATGAGTATTACATGCAGAGACGTGTGCTTAAAGGACGAGCATCCGGAGTTAAAAACTCCACTCTATCATCCAGCAGTTTGCGGAATCCGATATCTGAGAATAAGCGCACCGTAACAGAAGCTCAGCGAGATGAGATGAAAGCACGGGCTGAGGAATTGCGAAAAGAAATAGCCGAATCTATTTCTAAACGTATAAAACGTCTTAGCGACGAAGATAAGAAGCGAGTCGGTGATGAGATAAAAAAACTCATAAACAAAGTTAAAGAAGAGTATGACAGAAATAAAAGTAGGTGATTCAAAATGGCAGAAGATTTTGCTAAATACGACTTCGGAGGCTATGCGACTCGAAATGATCGCAGATGCTCCGATGGCGTGACTATTCGTCATGGTGCTTTTAAAGACTGTGACGGAATGGTAGTACCCATGGTTTGGGCTCACCAGCATAAAGAGCCTACAAACGTACTGGGTAAGTGTCTGCTTGAAAATAGAGCTGATGGTGTCTATGCCTACGGCCTATTCAACGACACAGAAAACGGCGAGTATGCTAAGCAGCTGGTAAAGCACGGAGACATCAATGGACTTTCTATTTGGGCTAACCATATTAAGAAAGTCGGTTCAGATGTAGTTCATGGCGCAATTCGTGAAGTCAGTCTGGTCTTGGCTGGTGCAAATCCCGGAGCATATATCGATGAAGTCGTAGCACACGATGATGTTGATAACGAAACAAACGAAGCTTTCATCTACAGCGAGCCTTATGCTATCGATCTGGATCCGGATGGTCCGATTGTGCACGCTGATGGTGCAAAGGAGGAAAAAACTATGGCTGAGAATAAGGAAAAGACAGTCAAGGATGTAATCGATTCTATGACTGAAGAGCAGCAGCAGGTTCTGAACTATTTGGTTGGCGAGGCGCTTGCTAGCAAAGAAACTGAATCTAAGGAGGATAAAGACGTGAAGCACAACATGTTCGACGCAGAAAATGATTCCGAGGAGTTTGTACTGTCTCACGATGATATGAACGAAATCTTCGCAGACGCAAAGCGAATGGGTTCCCTGAAGGAATCTGTTTTGTCTCATGCAGACCAGTATGGTATCACAGACATCAACGTGCTGTTTCCGGATGCAAAGGCTATCAGCGAATCTCCGGATTTCATCAAGCGTGAGACTGAGTGGGTAAGTACTCTGATGGGCGCTACCAAGCACGCTCCGTTTACTCGTATTAAGTCTATCCACGCAAACATCACTGCCGACGAAGCTCGTGCAAAGGGTTACACCAAGGGAAAGAAGAAGCTGGAGGAAGTTATCGCTCTGCTGAAGCGTTCCACTGATCCGCAGACCATTTACAAGAAGCAGAAACTGGATCGCGATGATATTCTGGACATCACCGACTTCAACGTGGTCGCTTGGCTGAAGGGCGAAATGCGTATTATGCTGGATGAGGAAATTGCTCGTGCGGTTCTCGTTGGCGACGGTCGTAGCTCTGTAGCCGAAGATAAGGTATCCGAGGATCATATTCGCCCGATCTGGACCGACAGCGACGTATATACCGTAAAGGCTCGCGCTCAGTACGCTGAAGCAACTACCGAGTCTGATCACGCTAAGGATCTGATCAAGCGAGTTGTAAAGGCTCGTAAGGAATACAAGGGTTCTGGCAATCCGACATTCTGGACTACAGAAGATGTGCTGACCGAAATGCTCCTGCTGGAAGACACAACTGGCAGAAAGCTGTACAACTCTATTGCTGACCTGGCAACTGCTATGCGTGTTTCCAAGATCGTTACTGTACCGGTAATGGAAGGTATGAAGCATAAGGTCAAGGACGAGGCACTCGGCGATACCAAGGAAGAAGATTATTTTCTGGACGGTATCCTAGTAAATCCGATCGACTACACTATCGGTACAGACGCTGGCGGTCAGGTAACTATGTTCGACGACTTCGATATCGACTACAACCAGCAGAAGTATCTGATCGAAACCCGTATCTCTGGCGCCCTGACCAAGCCGTACTCTGCAATCAGCTTCGAGCACAGAGTAGCTACTGCGGGCTAAGAACGAATTTAACGGAAGGAAATCAAAATGGCAAAATTCTACGGAATTATAGGATTTGCGGTTAGCGAAGAAACCAGACCTGGCGTGTGGACAGAAAGTGTTAAGGAGCGTACGTATCGAGGAGACCTTACGCGAACCGCCAGCCGATGGGAGGGAACCGAAACGCTGAATGATAACGTAAACATTACGAATCAGATCTCCATTGTTGCAGATCCTTTTGCCTATGAGCATTTCTCAGCTATCCGTTACATTAAATTTCTCGGAGCATACTGGAAAGTCAATAATATTGATATTTCCTATCCGAGATTAAATCTGACAGTTGGAGGTGTGTATAATGGACCGACGGCTTAAATTGCACGAGGAATTGTGCGATATCCTTGGGAACCGAAACGTCTATTTTCAGCCTCCTGAGTCAGTAAAACTCAAGTATCCGTGTATCATCTATGACAGAGCTCATGGAGACACGCAATTCGCCGACGATCGACCTTATACATTTAAAATGAGCTACGACTTAACCCTCGTAGACGCAGATCCCGATAGCAATCTGATCGAGGACATAGCGTCGCACTTCTCAATGTGTGTGCATGATAATCATTTTACGGTGGATAATCTCAATCACGACGTATTCAGAATTTATTATTAAAAGGAGGAAATAGTCTAATGGCTAAGATCACATGGGATCAGACTGGTGACCGTCTGTACGAAACCGGTGATAAGATGGGTGTCCTGTATCCGGGTTTTACCCCGGCAAAGGGCGAGACCCCGGCAAAATATGGAACTGGTGTTGCTTGGAATGGCTTGACTGCCGTAACCGAATCTCCGTCTGGTGCTGAAGAGACTGCGCTGTACGCCGATGACATCAAGTATCTGTCTCTGCGTTCTGCGGAAGAGTTCGGCTTTACCATTGAAGCGTACACCTATCCGGACGAATGGGCCGAATGCGATGGCTCTGCATCTGTAGCAGAGGGTGTCGTAATTGGACAGCAGAAGAGAAAGATGTTTGGCTTCTGCTACAGAACTGTTCTGGGTAATGACGTAGACGGTAACGACTATGGTTACAAGCTGCATCTAATTTACGGTGCAACCGCTTCTCCGTCTGAGAGAGGCTACGCCACTGTAAACGACTCTCCGGAGGCAATCACATTCTCTTGGGAATGCTCTACCAATCCGGTAGAAGTTGCTGGCTATAAGGCCATCGCAACGATCACCATTGACAGCACCAAGGCTGACAAGGCTAAACTTGCTAAGCTGGAAGAAAAGCTGTACGGAACAGAAGGCTCTGGCGCGAATACAGGTACAGATCCGCAACTGCCGCTGCCTGCTGAAGTCATCGCCATGTTCGCTGAATAAAATCAAAATGGCATGAATCCATTGCGGGGTTTCTAGTGTACGGTCAGACTAGAGTAATTGGCGCCTAAGATCCACCCCCGAGTAAAAGGAGTTTTCTATGAAGATTATTGCAACACTTGCTGATATGATCGACGACGAAGTCAGCGGTGCTAAAGAGTATATTTGCTGGGCATGCAAGACGAAAGAAAAAGATCCTACTTTGTCTAAGACTTTCTATGAGTTGTCTAAGGTAGAGATGGGACACATGGATATTCTGCATTCTCAGGTAACGAGATTAATCGAAGAAAAAAGAGCCAAGAATATCGAGCCGAATGAGTCGATGATGGCTATGTATGATCTTCTGCACAAGAAGAGTATTGAATGCGCAGCCCAGGTAAAGCTCATGCAAGATGAATACTCCAGAAAGTGAGGTTTTGTAGTATGAATTTCATAAATGCATACCTGACCCATAATAGACCAGGTAACAAAAGAAGAAGAACCACTGCTATCGCAATGCACTGGGTTGCTAATCCGGGCTCAAGCGCGATGGCAAATCGCAACTACTTCAACAATACAGACCGCTCGGTAAGTTCAAATTATATTATTGGACTCACTGGCGAAATTGTAAGATGCATCCCACATGGCGAAGAAAGCTGGTGCACCAATCAGGCAAATCCGTATACTGTAAGCATTGAGTGCTGTCATCCGGATTGGACTGGTAAATTCAATACCGCTACGTACAATGCCGCAGTAGAACTGTGTGCCGAACTGTGCAAGATCTACGGTCTGAACCCGACAAATGGTGGACTTATTCGACACTACGACGTTACTAAGAAAGTGTGTCCTAAGTGGTTTGTACCAGCGAGCGCTGGCGGAACTGACACCAATGACGAACAGCATTGGAAGAAGTTCAAGAACGATGTTGCGGCTAAAATGGGAAAGAAGACAACCACATCGAACTCTTCGACTGTAAAGCCGTCTATCACTGTTGAGCAGGCCGCTAAGAATGTTATTGCTGGTAAGTACGGAAATGGCGAGGATCGAAAGAAGCGGATCGCAGCTCTTGGCTTGGACTATAACACAGTTCAGGCTAGGGTTAATCAGATGCTCGGTATTAAGACTACGACCGCAACGCACAAGCCTGCAGCACCTGCATCAAACTCGAAAGTAGCTGCGGCTAAGTCTAAGTCAGATTCAATCAGAGGTACCTACTCTGTTACTGCAACCTCGCTTTACTGTCGTTACATTCCTGGTAAGCTCACAAGCGATAATGTGGTCACAGCGTTCAAGAACGGAACTAAGGTCCATTGCTATGGATACTACACTACCGTGAACAATTCAAAATGGTATCTGGTGCAGTCTGGAAAGTACACTGGATACTGTAATTCAAAATACCTGAAAAGGGTTTAAAAACCGTTATATTCGGAAAGGAGTCATTTACATGTTTGCTAAGGAAATTACATATACTGATTTTGACGGAGAAAAGAGAACTGAGAAGTTCCACTTCAACTTGACACAGGCTGAATGCATTGAACTCGAGGCACTCGGAAAAGGAGGTCTCGATGGTTATATTCGTCGGATTATCTCTAGCGACGATCAGGTAGAAATCCTGAATATTATTAAGAAAGTCATCTTGCTGGCATACGGTGAAAAGACTGCTGATGGAAAGCGGTTTTATAAGAACCAGCAGATGAAGGATGCATTCGCCGCTTCTGAAGCGTATAGTGTCTTGTTCATGGAACTGCTATCTGATGCTGATAAGGCTTCGGAATTCATGAGAGAAATCGCACCGAAGATCGAATCCCAGGACAGCGATAAGCCGGCAATCAACGTAACTGCCTCCGTAGTTCAGTGACATGTTCGAAATAAAACTCCTCCCTCAAGAATTTTGGGATCCGATAAAAGAGGAGTTCATAAACATGCCTGCTATGACTCTTAAGATGGAGCATAGTCTGGCATCTGTATCGAGGTGGGAACGAAAATGGAAGAAACCGTATCTAACGCTAGAGCCAAAAACAGATGAAGAGTTTTACGACTATCTGCGTTGCATGACGATCACCCCAAAAGATGTTCCCACTATCGTGTACAGAAGTCTCCCGCAGTCAATAATTGATGAAGCGATTAATTACATAAACGACCCCATGACTGCTACTACGTTTCCAAAAGACAATCGGCGAGCGAGCAGGGAGATAATAACGGCTGAAATAATCTACTACCAAATGTTTTCATTAAACATTCCGCTTGAATGCGAGAAATGGCATTTGAATCGTTTAATGACACAAATTAGAGTATGCGCCGTGAAGAATTCGCCGAAGAAAAAAATGAGTAGACGAGAAACCATGAGCCAGAACGCAGCACTTAATGCACAGCGAAGAAAGGCTCGCAACTCGAAAGGATGAGTGTAATGGAAGACGAGAAGAAGATCGTTGAAAGCACAAGCCCTATTAAATTTAACGAAGAATTCGAGGGTTATTATGAAGTAACAGCCCCGGCTATCAATATGCGTAAGGAGCCTGGCAAGGATAAGCATAACCCAGTGGTAGCTACACTGATGCGAACCCAGAGAGTAACCTGCGACGGACACTATACTATCGTGAACAATTCAAAATGGTATAAACTGGACTTCGATGGCGTGATCGGTTATCTGCCGGAGGATAAAGTTACAAAACTGTAAGAGAAAGCGGGTGAGCTAGAGTGATTACGATTAAACAGACTGGCGATTTCAAGAAGACATCGATATTTCTGAAGGGCATTCAAGAGCATAATATGTACTCGAAACTTCGCCATTACGGAGAAGAGGGTGTAAGAGCTCTAGCCGCTGCTACTCCTGTGGATACTGGCGAGACGGCTAGGTCGTGGGGATATGAGATCCATTATTCAAAGGACAAAGTTGAAATCGTGTGGACTAATTCGCATATCGTAGGTTATATTCCTGTAGCGATGCTTATACAATATGGGCATGCTACCCGAAACGGCGGTTATGTTAAAGGACGGGATTATATCAACCCAGCGTTAAAACCGATATTCGATAAGATGTCTAAGGAAACTTGGAAGGAGGTTACGAAGTAGTGGGTACTTCAGTCGATAACAGAATAGTCAAGATGCAATTCGACAACAAACAGTTTGAGTCGGGTTGTAAAACTACGCTGAACACATTGGATAAGCTCAAACAGTCTTTGAATTTTCAGGGTGCATCTGACAGTCTGAAGAGCCTGGCTTCTTCTATAAATAACTTCTCATTCGGCGCCATGCAAAAAGGCATTGACGCGATGACAAATAAGTTTTCTGTCTTAGGCACCATGACAGATCAGTTTATTCGTAGACTAACGGATCAGCTCATGAGTACTGGTAAGATGATCGCCAGCACATTCACGATTGACCCGATGAAAACCGGTTTTGAAGAGTATACAACGCAAATCGATGCAGTTCAAACTATCTTGGCAAATACGCAATCCAAAGGAACCACGTTGGATGACGTAAATAATGCCCTGGATGAACTCAATCATTATGCGGATAAGACAATCTATAATTTCACCGAGATGACAAGAAATATCGGCACATTCACAGCCGCTGGTGTTGATTTGGATACCTCGGTGACGGCTATTCAAGGTATAGCGAATCTCGCAGCCATATCCGGATCGACGTCCCAGCAAGCATCAACCGCAATGTATCAGCTGTCACAGGCTTTGGCGTCAGGAACTGTAAAATTACAGGACTGGAATTCAGTTGTTAACGCTGGCATGGGCGGACAGGTGTTTCAGGACGCGTTAAAAGAAACGGCACGTGAATTTGGTATCAGCATCGATTCAATGATTAAGGATGCTGGCTCATTTCGTGAATCTCTGTCTAAAGGCTGGCTAACGACTGATGTTCTTACTGCTACCCTGGCAAAATTTACAGATGAATCAACTGAACTTGGTAAAACAGCAACTGACGCCGCCACTAAAGTAAAGACATTCTCACAGTTATGGGATACAATGAAAGAAGCTGTTCAGTCCGGTTGGACCGAAACATGGGAGATGATAATCGGCGACTTTGAAGAAGCTAAGTCAACTCTAACCGATGTTAATAACTTCTTTGATGGACTTATTCAGCGTTATAACGACGCCAGAAACTCTCAAGTAAAGCTTTGGAAAGAAGCCGGTGGACGAGAGAGACTCATTAAGTCATTCTGGAATATTGTAGAAGGCATTAAGTCTGCGATCGTTCCCGTTCAGAAAGCGCTCTCGAACTTCATTCCAGCGTATACAGCGGAGCGACTTATCCGCTTAACGTATAACTTCGAGAAGTTCACAGAGAAGCTCGCCATGAGTGAGGTAACAGCAAAGAAGGTGGAGAATGCACTTCGCGGCTTCTTCGGTGTATTTCATCTAGGCGGAACAGTCATTACGTCTGTATTCAAGGCAGCGGCTCCTTATGTTGCTAAATTGCTACCGACTGCATTAAATCTGTTTTCTGAGCTGGGCGAAAAGATCAGTACGTTCACAGAACGTCTTCGACACAATAATACTGTCATGACATTCATGAAGTCTGCGTTTGAGGTATTGGCCAATGCATTAGCGGCGTTAGCAAGAATTGTGCAGGCGGTGTATGTATCATTCAAAAACATAGTTCCCGACACGACAATCAAAATGGTATCAAAGTTGTCAGGTAAACTGATGACATTGGCCAAACGTCTGTCAAAAATGTTAAATGCCTGGGATTTGGTGAATGTGACCAAAGCTTCAAACGCATTTGCCGAGATTCTGGCTTTGGTCATTGATCTGGCTGATACGTTGATCGATTCGTTGACTTTAAATGGATCAGCGACTGAGACTTTTTTCCACTCAGTACTTGAGCTAGTTGGCGGGTTGGGCGAGATGGTCTCGATTGTAGTCAAGGCTATTAGAGAATCGGGAGTTCTTCAGGGAACAATCCGCGTAATTTGCAAGATCATCTCGACTACGATTAGTCTGCTGGCTAAGGTAGTAAAGGGAATCACCAGTGTACTTACAAGCATTGCCACGTTCATCAAATCTAACGAAAAACTAAAGCTTATACTGGCCGCTGGCAAGAAGTTACTAGACGATCTGGTGTCAGTGGTCCTCAGATTCAAAGACACGATTGTCGAGACATTCAAAGCAATTAAAGATTCCGAGGGCGTACAGAATTTGCTCGATCAGTTAGGCAAACTGTGGGACATGCTTAGCTCAATGGCATCCGAGCGTGTTGCAAAAGCTGCCGAAAATTTGGACTCGTTTGTTCAGGCTGGCTCTGCGTCGTCACCTTTTGTGAATTTCGTAAACCTTGTTTCCAATTTGGCAAATCAGTTAGCAACTATTGTTGGCGTTCTATCATCTGGCGGTAATCCGTTTGAGAAGCTGATCGCTGGAATAAAAAGCGGCGATCTGAGCGGATTGACCACGATTCAATCGACATATGCATGGATTGCGTCTGTTAGCAAGAGAGGCATTATCAAAACCGCCGTTATGGAGTTATCGAATCTCGTTGATAGCTTCTTTATGGATGGCATCTATAAGGTAAGCGATGGTCTAACTAGCTTCTTCACTAATTTCGGCGATGTTATGTCTTCGATTCAGTGGGATAAAGTACTGAAGACCGTCACGAGTGTCGTAACCGGCATTTCTGTAGTCCGCACGTTAACATCTGTTAAAAAGTCTGTAGATGAGCTCACTAAGATATTCTCTAGCTTCTCGGCTATTGGCAATAATCTCAACGCCCTGTTCAAGGGTTGGACGAATGTTGCTAAGACCGCACAGAAGACGCTTCGAGTTAAGATGTTTGAGTCTATTGCTCTTGGCGTTGCGGCTTTGGCGGCTTCATTATGGATCATTGCTCAGATTCCAGCGGACAGATTGAAAGCCAGTGTTGAAACATTGTCGATCGTTTTCGCAGAACTCGTAGCGGCCATCGCAATTCTCAGTTCTCCGATATTTAACGACAAGAAGATTACATCGATTGGCGTAGCATTCGCTGGTATTGGTGTCGGTTTGCTCGCCATGATCGGCGCTATTAAACTCATCACGGTTCTGGATATGGACACTATCAAAACAGGTATGGAGCGTATCGTCGGGATTCTGGTTGCGTTCGCAGCAGCTTCACGACTTGCGGGAAAAGTATCTAAAACATCTGCTATGATCTTGGCGATGGCCGTGGCTATAAATCTACTCGTCCCTGCCATCTATATTCTCGGTAAAATAGACCAGGCTACCGCTACTCAAGGCGTGGCTGTGGTTGTTGCTGTGATGGAGGGTCTTGCTTTGGCTGCCAGAATTGCAGGGGCCAATCAGAAAAGCGGTGGGTCATTCTTGGCGATGGCCATTGCTATTGATCTTATCGTTCCGGCAATTATCGTGCTTGGAAAGCTAGATCGTGAAGCTGCTATCCAGGGAGCTGCAGTTGTTGTTGGCGTTGTTGAATCTTTAGCTGTAGCTGCTAGAATCGCTGGCAATAACCGAAAAGGCATAGGCGAGGCAATCGCTATTGTTCTGGAAATCGCGGCAATCACCGGGGCACTTTACGTTTTATCCTCGCTTGATCAAAATGGAATTATTGCTGGGGCTGGATGCATCTCTGCCGTTGTCCTTTCTATTTCTGCGGCTACTCGTCTGATGGATACCAAGAACATCGTAAAGCAAATCGTCTTGTTCACCGTTATGCTAGGCGAGATGGTCGGCGGATTACTTATCTTGAACAACCTGACGAACCCCGAAGGTCTAAAAAGTATTGCAGATTCAATGGCTGAAATACTGCTTTCTATCGCAGTGGCTACCAGAATAATGGGCGGTCTTAAAGTCAGTATGCTTGAGGGCATCGGTGTCGGTATGGTCGCTATCGCGGGTTTTATCGCTGAGTTCGGCGGTGTGCTGGTGGCTTTGGCGACCCTCGACAACGTTGTTTCGAATGCTACTGGCGGAAAATACACGCTTGAGAGTCTATTAAACCAGGGTCTTCCGTTACTCCAGACAATCGCTACCGCTATCGGAGATTTCTTTGGAAATATTCTAGGCGGTGTAGTGAGCGGATGGATGGGCGGTGTTGGCTCTGGATTGCCAAAAATCGGTGAGGGTCTAAGCGAGTTCTGGGATAAAGCAAAACCGTTCTTCAATGGAATGAAAGATCTTGGAGATAGCGACGCTTTGTCTGGAATCAAAACACTGACTGCGGCATTCGCTTCGATTTTTGCAGCCGAATTTGTGAACACCCTGGTAAATAATCCGCTGACAACGTTGCTCAATGGCGGAAAGAACCCAATGCAAGAATTGATGGATGCCATGGAGATTCTTGTAAACGGTGAGGATGGCGAGGGCGGTATAAAAGCTTTCGCTGAAGAATGCGCTGAAATTAACCAGTCTGATCTGGAAAAGGCTAGTTTAGCTGCTGATGCATTGGCGGCTATCGCTGAGGCGGCAACCAAAATCCCAAATGATGGTGGCTGGCTTGGAGAGATCTTCGGTGAAAACAACATAGGCGGTTTTGTTGATAAATTGCCAAAGGTCGGAATGCAGCTGGTTGCCTATGCGAAGAATGTGTCCGTCATCACGGACGACATGATCGATCGCTCCGAAACAGTAATGGATATGCTGTCGAACATCTGTAAAACAGCAAAAAAGATTCCTAATGATGGTGGTCTGATTGCAGATATTATGGGTGAAAACAACATCGGAACGTTTGTTAGCCATTTACCAATTGTCGCTGTGCAATTGGGTGCTTACGCCGAGGGATGCATGCCTATATCCGATGAGATGATTAAAAAATCTAAGAAAGTTATGGGCATGCTGTCGAACATTTGCAAAACGGCACAGAATATTCCTAACGAAGGTGGCGTATTAGCAGACTGGGTCGGTGACAATACCATCGGAAAGTTTGTCGAGTATCTACCTGACGTTGGCGAGCAGTTTGCGGATTATACCAATAACATCAAGGATATCTCGAAAGCAGATCTCGACAATTCCAATAAGGTAATGGACTCTTTGTCGTACATTGTCGGTGTTGCATCAAAAATCCCTAACGAAGGCGGTATTATTTCGTGGATCGCTGGCGATAATAAGATGGACGAGTTTGCTAAGAATCTGAAAGCATTTGCTAAGTCATTCATTGACTATCTGGACTACCTTGGTGACAATCTTAACGATCCTCGAGGAAATCTGACAGCTAAGTCTGACGCAATTGCCGAGTCTGCTAAGAAATTAGCGGATATGAGCATGAATCTTACAAAGTTCGGCAATCAGAGAATCGAGTCGTTTGGTAACAACGTCGAATCATTCGGCAAAAGCATGGTCGCGTATCTCACATCTCTTAAAGACATTGGCAATGACGTGTTCCCGCTGAACGAGAAGATTTTGCTGGTTGCATATGGACTTGATAAGTTATCCGACAGTATTGCAACAACTGGCGACGGACGTCTGGCTACGTTTGGTGGCTGGGCTGAGTCATTCGGTAAGGGGTTAAAGAAATATTATGACTACCTTAATGCGATTGATTCGACTGACGTGCAGAGAGTCACAACTATGTCTCAGACGCTAGTTAATAAGATGCTTGCACTTGCCGTTGCTATATCTGAAGTGACAGTACTCGATGACAGCAGTTATGAGATGCAGCTGTTTGGAAATCGTTTCAAGTCGTTCTATAATAATGTCTCTGGCGTTGACGAAGATGCTACTACTTCTGCTACTAAGTCTATTAATAAAGTCATCGCGTCGTTTAAGACTATGAAGGACCTGGACACCGTGGCGGTCAATAACTTTGGCTCGGCTTTGAAAAACATCTCTAAGCAAGGCATCGACAACTTTATGAAATCTTTTACTGAGTCAGACACCAAAGTCACGAATACGATCGATGAGTTTATGCGTAACGCTAAAACTATTGTCGAGAACAATCAAAATGGAATCTATAACAAGTTCTTTGGCCTTGGCTCATTTGCGAGCGAGGGTTTTGAGAACGGCCTTACTTCCAGACTCGGCTTTGTTAGAGACGCTGCTATGTCGGTTGCTAATGAGGCACTGAACGCGGCTCAGGAAGCGCTTGACTCACACTCTCCGTCAAGAGAGACGATGAAACTCGGTGAATATTTCAGCCAGGGCATGGCTATCGGTATCTCGAATCTGGGTGATAGCGTTGCTGAGTCAGGTTTTACGATTGCAGATAAGGCAAAGAACGCGCTGCGAGAATCATTACAAGATATTTCAAGCATCGCAAATGGCTACGTTATGATTGACCCTACAATCCGACCGACTGTAGATATGAATAACGTTTATCGAGGATCGGACGCGGCGTACGGGTATATGAATGCAACATCAATTCGTATGTCGAGACTCGCTTCGTCAGGAATTAACGCGATGTTTGAGGCCGAAAGCGGTTATGACGATAGCGATGTAATTGCGGCCATTAATGGTCTGCAAACCGACATCCAAACACTATCAGAAAACATGGAAAGCATCCAGATGGTTATGGATACAGGCGCCGTGGTTGGTCAGTTTACCAAGCCTATGGACAAAGCTCTTGGACGAATCTCAGTTCAGCGAGTAAGAAGAAATTAAACCTAAAGGAGGGTTACATATGTATTGGTCTGAAGGAATGGAAATGACGAAAGAGCATTCAATCACTTTCTTTGACGCTAAGACTCAGCTTTTCCCGGACGAGGATTACGACCAGGTTAGCGCTAGCGGAAATGCAGTTCACAAAATGTTCTATTCTCAGAATACAGCCAAAGACTGGGTCATCGTGCCCTCCGAGCGGCCGGTGATTTCAGCGCCATCGGTCAAGAGACACACTATTGACATACCCGGCGGATATGGGAAAATCGATTGCACGTATGTACTTACTGGTATTCCAACATACGACAATCGCAGTGGATCTGTGACTTTCAAGGTAATGAACAGGGTAAGACCGTGGGACGTAGCATACTCGACAATCATGGGATATCTTCATGGGCGCAGAGTAAAGGCTATTCTCTGGGATGACCCCAATTATTATTATGAGGGTGTATGCGAGGTTAATAATTGGGGAAATGACGACCATTGGTCAAGCATCTCAATCAACTATGTCTTCAAACCGTTCAAAATGGAAGTAACAGAGAGCAACGAACTTGAACTCTGGGATAACTTTGATTTCGAGCGTCATTGCACGATCGGTGATTTATTCACAGATATTCCACTCTTCAGCGATTTTATCGGAAATGCCGTGGACAAAGTTCCGGATAATGCGTACAGAATCGATTTCTCCAATCTTCCTCGTTTAATTTTGACAGACGACGACAAGAAAACATCCCCGTACGTGTCAATGTTCAATAAACTGAAGGACACCGTCGAGGTTTCTCCTTCAGACTTGGCTTATGGTGTGCCCCTTGGACGCATGCCGCTTCGACCAGAGTTTACGCTTTACGGCAGAAACCCAGACGCTGAATATGGCAAAGTTCGGTTCTGCTGGTATCTGTATAACCAGGAAAAGAATATCACAGACGATACCAGATATTCGTTTTATGATAAGACGACTCTGGGACCGCAAAGCTATACAAATGAGAAAATTACACTGTCGATGTCAAACCCGGCTAACAGGTGCATCTTGGCTATGTGGATTTTCCAGCCAGAAGGCGATACTAAAAACTACAGGACTCCAACAGGTCCTACAACCATGAGATTTAGAAGGGGGTATCTGTAATGTATAAAATCTACATTGTCAACACTCCGTATGTTAAAGATCGAATCTTGATTTACGACGATGATGTATACGACGAGTCTCTCAGACTTTCAGACCCCAAGCTTCATCTTGAGGTTAACTCAGCTGGTACTCTGGAATTCTCTATCGCTCCCGATAACGTCGGGTATGATAAGCTCGTTCCGATGAAAACTCAGTTTATCGTGATGCGTTCTGACTCCCCAGAGAAAAACGGTACAAGGCAAAGAAACGAGATTATCTGGTTTGGACGTGCTTTGACTATCGATACAGACATCTATAAAGTAAAGTCTATCCATTGTGAGGGCGGCCTTAGCTATCTAAACGACGTAGTATACCGAGATAACTCTGAAGGAACTTTCTGGAATGCAACTCAGCCCGTTGGTGTTATGCTATACTCCACCTGGAATGATATTCAAGATAATGTTCACCATAAGCTTCGTAGCTACGATGTGTCCGGCTACGTATACGCACACACAACCGAGGGATCTTTTGAACTTCCAAAAGCCCCTTTGCGTATACCGGGCGTCGTATTTGAAGCCAACGACCAGTATAAAACAAAATACTGGGGGCTTGAACCGATCATTTCAAACGACCAGGAAACTCAGAATTTCTTCTTCGATCAGGCGAGTCTATCACAAACGAATTATGCTAGTACTAGTGGTATCTTGAATCCAGATGACATGACTGCTTTGGATTTGGTTACTGGGTTACTCGATGCGACTGGCGGATACTATTGGGTATCATTGGTCGAGACAGACGCTCCAAACGGTCTTGACAGAATTTATGGTATGCAACTTCATCTGGCTCGCACACTGAAAGAACCTAATGAAAACTACCAAAGTCAGACTATTCGTTTCGGCGAGAATCTGACAGACTATACCGAAAACGAAGACGGGTCATCTTTCTGGACAGCTGTTCATCCGTATGGTACATTCGAGGGTAAGGATCGTTCTTCGACATTAACGAAAAACCAGCTTGGCAGCAAAGGTACCACTCCAATAAAAAAGTTGAACTGGCATGTTGAGAGCGCAGCAGATAATTACCCGTCAATAATTATCGTGGATGATCTCGCGAAAGAATACGGGATTATCGTAAAAGATTTGGATGCGGGCACATTGTCAATGTCTGAACAGCTTATCGGAAAGAGTATCAACGCAATCGACTCTCTGAATATTGTCGAGCGTAAATCTGGATCGAATTCGTGGACAAGTGCGTTACGTGACGTGACGATCACCGGCGTTGATATGACGTTTATGGGCGCCGATTACAACATGATCGACTTAATGGATTCGGTACATATTATCTCTGAGCCGCATGGCGTTGATACGTATCTGAACGTTACATCAATCGACGTTGATTTGCAGAGACCAGAGAATTCAGTATACGTGCTTAACGGAACGCTCGAAAGAAATATGGCCGAGAGCAATGGATATTCTGGAAGCTCAAGTGGCTCATCGTCTGGTTCTGGCGGTGGTTATACTCACCCGAGATACACAGAGCATGCACTTGACTTGTATAAAGTAGCGAACGATTCGCTTGGTCACGTTAGTAGTGTTGATAAGGTCACGAAAGAAGATTTATTTGCTTTGGGTGTTCCATCTCGAAATACAACATACGACCTAACGAAGAAAGATGGAAAGATAATCCTGCGCTCCGATTTAGGTAACGAGTATCCGGTAAACGATGATGACACAAAGTACACCCTGTCAAAAACCGGTGACACAATCAAAATGGAAGGAACAGATGGATCCGTTTCAGAGGTTGAGGTTTCCGGCGGAACGGATACGACATATTCTTTGAGCAAAACTGGCGACAAGATCACGTTGATAGGCTCAGACGGATCTAGTAGTAGTGTCGTTGACTCGGATACCACGTATGCTTTTGTTCAGTATGCTACCTTACACACTGATTATGCTAGCCACCCGCCATCTGTAGTACTACGAGATTCGGCTGGAGAACATACAGAAATCATAGTTCCCAACGCCGGGACATGTGTTATGGGGTGGAATCCACTATACAACAAAGGCTATGGGGATTTACAAAACACCGACAAATATGCGTCTATAGGCGATATTCTCTTCGCTAAGTCGGATGATTGGGTGAGCGGGTCATGCGATATCCATGCTCATTTCTATATGAAGTATGATACGTTACAATATGGTTTTGATATATATATATGGACGACCCCTGGCGGATTTAATCGTGCTGAGATATTCGTGCCATCTGTTTTATCTCCGCAAAATATAAAATGGACTGTTTTGTACACTGTACCTGGTGTTAACGAGGGTTTTGAAAAGCGCTCCGTAGTATATCGTATTTGTGTTGACCAGGAATCCATGAAAAAAATACAGGATGTGAATGGATCCGTATTTATCGATTATCAAACCGGTTTTAAAGGCGGGGCTCTCGAACCAGTTACAAAAACTAATGCTGTTGATGCTTATCTCAAAAAGTACCATTACGACAGCGTGGTGCGAACTGATGTAATCCTATCCTCCCAAAATGCCTCTGACGTCGCTTTCACCGGTGACTACAACGATCTCTCCAACAAACCAACAATCCCCGACATTTCCAGCAAGCAAGACAAGTCTACGGCTGTAACACATAGTGCAAATACGGCGGTGGGTTCTGCTACTAAGCCTGTTTATGTTGCCGCTAATGGTGTTGCTACGCCTATATCCCATTCTATCAATTCCGATGTCCCTGCGAATGCGAAATTCACCGATACCACCTACAACGATGCCACACAGTCTACCCACGGTCTAATGACTGCGGCGGATAAGAAGAAGCTGGACGGTATGGATTTGACGAAGATAACAAACAGCGCTCTTTGGGTAAACGGTGCCAACAACGCAGCAAAATGGGTTAGGCTAGGCACGCTGGTATCCTCCGGTAATTTTAGTAATGGTGTTATACGTGTTTGGACTGGCGATGGAGCAAATGGTCGTCCGAACCAGAACTCATCTTTTGAAATCCAGATTAAGGACGGCTGGCAGTCTACTCTAACAGCAGTTAAGGCATGTGGTGTTACAGTATATCGCATCAACTGTAGTGGCGTCAAAGTCAAAGTGATACCTACAGCGCATGACACATATACAGTTTGGACGTATTTGCCGTGGGCGTACTGGAACGGAAATTATGCCGTATATGGTATATACAAATCCTGGACATCTCAGAAGCTGATACAGTCTTATGAACCGGAAGGAACTGCCGCCGACACAGCCTACTATGACCAGGCATTTCTTACAAGCACTGTGGCTAAAGCTACCGAAGCCACCACTCTCACCGACTCCGGCTGGGTAACCTGCCCCTTGGCTGCCACCGGCAATACGACGTATCCAAGTTCTTCGAGCGTCATTAAAGTTAGAAAATACGGCAAACTAGTCCGGCTTGAGGCTAGTGTCAGCTATAAGACAGCGTTTGGAACGGTACACGAGGTAGCGACGATACCAGAGGGCTATCGTCCGTCCATGCTGCAAAGAGCGCACGGTATTATGTCAACTGCAACGGAAAAGATTTGGTTTGACGCACTCCTCCTCAATACCGGCAGTTTGTCGTTTATACCGGCAGGAAGCAATTCATCGACATTCAACCCTTCTAATTCGTATCAGTGCGATATGACGTATTTCATCGATTAACTTTTGAAAGGATGATTCAAAATGGCAGACCTTATTCCCTCTGCTCAGGGATCATTAGAGCAAGATATTCTCCTAGTCAAGGAAGCAAGATTCGGGAGAGATGTCAGAGGCGCTATTGCTGAGGGTTTTGAACTCCTCAGTGGTGCAGTGACAAACACAAAAGAACAGGTTACGACGATTTCTACAGATGTAGACAGTATTAAAGAAAAAATGGGCCGGGTCATTCCAGGCTTTACATCTCGATATGAGCCTGGTTCATCCGGTATTAACTATCCAGTCTATCGTTGGATGAACGGAGAAACAACCTATGACAAGATCACGGCGAATCCGTCTCTGGAAGGGACTGATATTCAGATTGGTGATCAGATTTTCACCTATGAATCTGGCTCGGCTAACTCGTTTCCTGGAAGAATCGTATTCAAGGAGTATGTCAGCGGATGCGAGATTGGTACAGTTAACAAATACGGGCACAGCATGCCATGCGGATACAAAGTCACGACAAAAACCACCGGAGAAATTATCAGACTCATATTGTTCGATGAAAACGAAGAAATCATCTCAGCTGATAGCGATGGTGATATTGAGCAGTGCGGTATCCTATACGATGACCATTACGGTGTGAAGGGTTTCAAAACCGATCCGAACACAAAGGTCTACATTCAGGATTTACTAGATCGTATTGCGGCGCTGGAAGCAAAAGTTAATTAAGGAGGTGTTCATATGCCAAAACCTTATACAAGCCGAGCGGAATATTATTATGGCGCCTTAACTGAGGGATACGATGGCGATTTGCCTAAGCCTCAGAGCCGTGAAGATTATTATATGCTTAAGCCGATTGACCAGATGAATAAAATCTCTGGACAGACCGTATTCACTCCTAGGGGAACAGTTCAAGAAGGTAACTGGTTTGAGCGACGCCGGTATTCTCGTAAAGGTACACGACTCAGATGGCAACGAGTATCGTGTTATGATTAAATCGGATGCTCGGTTAAAAACTCTAGACACTATCCCAGCGAACACGTTAGCAACTGGCTCAATCGTTTGTTAAAAAGGAGGCATAAACAATGGCAAAACATTTAATGGAGGTCGGAATTGATGGTGGGTGCCTGTGGGTATTCGCTTGGTCTGAGATTAAGATATTTGGGAAAACGCTCAAGTATCATCGTCGTAAAATCCAGATTACAGAGCAGATGTGGCTTCTTTTTAAGGAGTATATCGATCTGTAATTCGTGATATTTACAACGCCTATAATGAGACCATGGAAAGGAGGTCTGTGAAATGGAGATTAAAAAACTTAAAATCTTCAGCAAGAAACAGGATTTGGAGGTGGAGACATTCAAAGAAGCAAGAAGCGAATTGCTTGACAAATTGCTTGCAAATCCAATCGAGAGTGACGAGTTCAAACAAGGCGTTGAAAACCTGGAGAAACTCAATAAGGTTGCTTTGGACATCGAGGAATCGAAGAAGAAACAGCCTAAGGAGATTCCCTGGGAATTCATTGCGGCCTGCGTTGGAGGAGCCGTTCAGATTGGATGCACATTTTTGATAGTGTTCGCTGAAAGCGACGGTGTTGTTAACTCCAAAGCAATGCAGTTCTTGAAGATGAGAAAGTAAATAAACCTCGTTTTGCTGCAAAAAGAAATGGTTTAGCGAAAGGGTTCGTGAAATTTACACGGGCTCTTTTGTTTTGCCGTTTATTGCGCTTTTTACAACTCCTATAATGAAGCGGAAACGCTATCAAATATTTTTGGAGGTTTTAATTATGAAAGTATATTTTGTTGACGGGGAACTGGTTAGAGAATTTGACTCTAAAGGAGAACAGATCAAGTATAACGCCAAAGAAGCATTCAGAAAAACAGGAGAGTGGGCTAAGGAGCATAAAAAAGAAGTTGCTACTATCACGACAGCTGTTGTAATCGCTGGGGTTAAGATTGTCGGTACAAAAATGTATCGGAAACTTAATCCTACAAATACACAGATTGAACGAGATAGAATTGACCATACTTATTATGACCCGTCTAGCGGACTGCACTGGGATCTGAAACGGCGTTTAACTAATCTTGAGCGTAGTAGAGTCGATGAGGCTAGAAGAAACGGAACACCAGTATACGACATCTTAAAAGCTATGAAAGTTTTGAAGAAATAAACTGCTTACGACTGAGGCATCGTGATATTTACACGGTGTCTTGGTTTTTCGCATTTTTTACAACTCCTATAATGAGGAGGTGAATAACATGACTAAATTATTTAAAACGTATGATTTCTTTGACATTAAAGACGAAGATACACGAAATTACTGCTTATTACATTGCAGAGATATGGCTTTGCGATGCGGTTTGATGTGCAAGTGCCATCTGGACGGTATTAATACAAGACTATATATGTCTGGGACAAAGCAGCAGTTTGTAAAGTATTATCTAAAAACTTTGATGTTCAACAAACCATTTTCGATGGATTAAAGAGATTGATGTATGTCATCACCTGGTAAAAAACGGAGGCTTTGTAGACAAATTGTTTACAAGGTCTCTAGTTTTTCGCGCATTTTACAATTCCTTTAACGAGAGAGATTGAAGTGGGAGTACCCACAGAATAGGATTAATCGTAGACCGCCCGTTTCGGCGGGAGACACCAGTTGAAAGCTGGTAAAACAATCCCTCTTATTTTTCGCGCTTTTTACAACTTCTATAATGAAAGGAGTTGGTCAAAAATGACTATATTTGATAAAATCGAAGTAAAAATAGTACAGGTTTTCACTCTCAGCATATATATTTTGCTGAGTAGGAAATGGTTTGCTTGGCTGTTGAAATTGCCGGTATTTGTGCTACTCGTATGTGCGTGGGTTATTACCCGCCCGTACGAATGGCTATATACTTGGGCAACAACACGACATGCCACGGCAGCAGATGCATTTCACGAAAGGGCAATTTGGTTGCAGGAGAAAGCATGTACTGAAAAGTTTGAAGATCTTATCATGATTTTTTACTAATGCCGTTATACTGAGGCATCGTGATATTTACACGGTGTCTTGGTTTTTCTCGTGATATTTACAACTGCTATAATGAGGAGGTGAAAACTATGGCGAAATTAACAGATGTCAAAGCGGTTATTGGAATTCTGGTTGGAATCACATCTTTAGCAACTGGCACGATCCAAGTGATTAAAAACGCCAGAGACTTGAAAAAGAGCGTTGATGAAGACAAAGAAGATAATACGATCGAATTGACTGATGAAGATGTTACCATTTTGGAGTAACAGACTGCAACTGAGGCATCGTGATATTTACACGGTGTCTTGGTTTTTCGCGCTTTTTACAATGTCTATAATGAAGCCATGGGCTACTATTAAGGAGGTCATTAAGCATGAAAACTATCATAGGGATCTTGATAATTGTATTACTGATCGCGAGTATTCGCACGGTGAGAAAAATTAGAAAGAAATTTTGAAAGGAGGAAAGCCAATGAACTATTTATTAGTTATCGCTGTGGTATGCATTGTTTTGTACATGTTCACAAACGGCAAAGATAAGTAACATGTAATTACTGAGGCATCGTGATATTTACACGGTGTCTTGGTTTTCGTCTCGCGGGATCGACAAGGTGTATAATGAAGAGGAAACTCTACTAATTACATTTTGGAGGTATTTATTATGAAAAAGGTTATTTATGGTGTAGTATGTGCTATCGCTGCTATTTGTGCAGTATTGGTCGGGAATCATATGGACACAAACGAGCGTAACTTGAATACATGCACTCGACAGAAAAACGCTGTCGTTATGCATGAGGTACAAGAATACAGATTCGTTTGCTCCGATCTGATCAACCTGTACGACGAAAACGGCGTAGAGCACATGATATTCCGCGAATGGAATCATGAAGTAGCTGGAAGAAATAAGTAAGTTTATCTTAAAAGGCGGAGGCTTTGTAGACAAAGGTTTACAAGGTCTCTCGCTTTTCGCGTATTTTACAACGTCTATAATGAAGAGGAAACTCTATCTATATTTATTTGGAGGTATCATTATGAAATTAACAGAGCATGTGATCGAGTTGGGTAAGGCTTGCGAGGAACTCAGAAAGGTTCTCGAATACGTTCCGGAGGGAGAGTTAAGAGAACATGCTGCAGAAATTCTCGAGGAAAGCATTACCAATTACAGCAGAGCACTTGTTGAATTTGCAGAAGATGCAATCAGAGACGATATGAAGAAAGGTTTATTCTAAGACTTCGAGGTCTTGTGGGATTTATATTCTTGCAAGGCCTCTGAGTTTTTAAGGAGGCAGCAATTATGATCACGTGGAAAGAACAACTAAAAAGTCTAATCGAACGCAGGCAGAGACAAATTCTGGTTCATAGCATAATATATTACAAATATGATCAAAACATTATAAGCGATTATACCTGGAGCAAATGGGCAAAAGAGCTATACGATATGCAAAAAGCCAATCCGGAGATAGCTAAAGATACTGCACTCTATGACATTTTTAAAGATTTCGACTATTCTACCGGATCCAATTTGCCGATGGATCATGAATGGGGGAATATCATAGCAAACCGCATAATGCACTATCATGGACTCGCATAAATTACAATGCCTATAATGAACGGATAACCGTGAATTTATATTTTGGAGGTTTTAATTATGAAAGAAAAAATTGGAGTGATTATCGTTTCAGACACGAGATGGGCTGATATGAAGGACATCAAAACAAAGTTACATCGAGTTCATTTACTGGACTTGATTGCGACTGAATTGGATGGTGAACCTGTTATCATGTTCTTTGTAAACTCGAACGAAGCGGATTTCAATCTAACCATAGGCGTATTGGAACTGAAATACAAAACTAGAGGAATTTACGACATCTAAGACTTCGAGGTCTTGTGGGATTTATATTCTTGCAAGGCCTCTGAGTTTTTAAGGAGGTGCTTAGATATGAGAAATACTTTAATATTTACAGGAATATTACTTTTATTTTCTACTATATGGATCGCGATTTTAGGTTTTCCGAAAGTGTCAGGGTTCCTTGGAATATGCTGGTCGATAGTCACATTAGGCTATGACGTTGCTGGCGCTTTTGACTGAGACTCGCGAAAATTACAACTCCTATAATGAAGAGGAAGGATAGCTCAATGGTAGAGCATCAGACTTCGGTCTGAAGACGCTGGTTCGAATCCAGTACCGCTCCTCTTCTTTTTTTTATCATTATATTAATCATGGAGGTATTTAGACATGAAAGCATTCGAATTTATTAAACCGGTGACTAAGTTCGCCAAGGACCATTCAAACGTAATTCTGACTGTGGCAGGCAGTGCAGGAGTTGTTGCTACGACTCTCAGTGCCGTAAAGGACACAAAGAAGCATGAACTGAACATCGCAGATGCCGAGTATGAATGGTCCAAGAGAGACACAGACGATCCTCTGCCGAAGAAAGAGAGATTCGTAGTAGCTTTGAAATCCTACTGGCCGACGATCATTCTTGGAGCGGCAACAGTTACATGCTTTGTGGCAAACGGCGTGATATCTGAAAAGAAGATCGCCGGATTGGGGACCGCGTACAATGTTGCAGTCACCAGCTTTAACGAATACAAGAAGTCAGTAGGCAAGAGACTCAAAGAGACTGATATTTCAGAAATGAAGAAAGAAGAGTCTCAACCCGAGGTCGTTGCACAGACTAGCGATCCCGTGGAAAAAGAGCAGAAGATCATCCGAACGGGAAAGGGTGAAACATTGTTCAAAGAACCGATCTCTGGACAGATGTTTTACTCTAGTCCGGAAGAGGTAAGAGATGTTATCAACACACTAAATGCTGATATTTCTCAGGGAGCATCACAGACACTTAATGACTTGCTTGACGGGCTTGGCATTCAAACGTCATCGCTCGGTGATGATTTCATGTGGGACGTAATGGAGACTGGCAATATTGCTATTACGTTTGATTCTGGTGTTTACATGGGACGTGAACCTTATATTCTACTGGATCACAGAAATATGCCGATGTATATGGCACCCGCTTTTCGCTAAAATTACAACTCCTATAATGAGGAGGTGATACTATGGTCACGCTTTTTAGAACGTGTGACACGTTCAATATAGAGAATGATGAAAAACGTAACAAGTTTTTAAAAAAAAAAATGTTTACGTGCTGCTTTGAAAAGTGGTCTATCCTGCGGTTACGTTATGGATGGCACGAAAACAAGGTTACATATGAACGGAACAAAGAAACAGTTCGTCAATTATTACTTGAAAACTATATTGTATAACGAGTCTATTGCAAACGGTGTTCGAATGGTGATTCGTTGTATCTCTTGGAAATGATCTAATGGGGATCTGTGATATTTTCACAGGTCTCTATTATTTTTGTCTTCGCTAAAAAATACAACTCCTATAATGAAGGCGAATAGTCTTACATTATACTAAACATGGAGGAATTTAACATGACAACGGTAAACATTAAGCTGGATCGGAAGAAAAAGTACAGAAACGCATTTTACATGGTGTCAATTGAAAGAGCGATTATTGCAACGCTCGTCATTGGCGATTATTTTAATATGCGGATTCTCGACGACGAAATCGAGATCGTCAGCGATAATGAAGTACTCATTGGTATGTTGTATGGACTTTTGAAAGAAGCGGAAGACGAAAACGACTAAAGACTTTGAGGTCTTGTGGGATTCATATTCTTGCAAGGCCTCTGAGTTTTTGAAGGAGGTGAATGCATGAAGATCATTGCATATGCATTTATGGCCGTTTTGCTTGTTACATTATTTGCTATCCTTTTAATCATAACGCGTGGGTTGATTAAGATAGCTTGCCTGATAGCATTGATATTCGTAGTAGCTGTCATATTACACGAGATTAATAAATAAAAAGGAGGAAAACAAATGAGTCATGGTGAAGACTATACGTATATGACTGAAACGATCCGTCGCATAAATCAGGACGTTGATATTCTAAGATTAAAAATGGTAACCATGAGCGACTACATGGGCGATAATATTCATCGAGATGAAGTCAAAGAAATTTCGCGCTCATTGGCAACGGCATCTCAGATTTGCAGAGGTGTTTACATCGATCTAATCAGACTCGAAATGGAAGATAGGGAGGACTTTTTAAATGGCAACAGTGAACAAGGATAATTTTCAGAAGAAGACGACAGCAAAGAAAGAGAGAGCAAAGCTTTCTTCGGTAGTTACAACTGGAAAGGTGGAGGCAAAGAAGCCATCCATTAAGTCTAAGCTGGCGGATGTATTTCTGTCGGAGGAGAGAGGAAATGTAGGTCAATACTTGATATTTGATGTGCTGATCCCGGCTATTAAAGATACCGTCTGCAATCTTGGTCACGCGGCATTGGACAGATCGTTTTATGGCGAAGGCAGACGTTATACGAATCAGTCGCAGACGGGGTCTACGTATAATTACAGCTCATACTATAAGCCGAATTACTCGCATCCGCAACAGAATCAGCCAAGTGATCGTTATGCGCATATCAATCACGAGGGCGTATTCAGATTTGATAATATCGAATTCGGAATGCGGGCTGAAGCTCAGGAAGTACTTGATTGTTTGATCATGCGTATTGTGGATAGTGATTACGCTACTGTAGCTGACCTGTACGATTTGATCGGAAGAACCGCAGACTTCACAATGGAGCGCTGGGGATGGTACAATCTTGATACTGCATATGTAACAAACGTACGAGGAGGATTTGTGATTCGTCTACCTAAGCCACAGCCGATTAAGTAAATTATATTTTGGAGGTATACTAATATGAAGATCGAAAGAACAAAGATTCAGGTACTTGACCAGATGACGGTCGAGATTGATGCACTCGGTTGCACCGCATCGAAATTGGTGAGCGAGCTTTCTGTGAATGGCGTAGATATCGATTTAGATGACGCGTATGATTGGATGCTTAAAGTTGCAGAACTGAGATGCGCAATGAAAGCAGTCAGAGGTGCATTTTATGCAAACAACATCCGTGGACTGATTGATACGGTGAATAATCGTAAGGAGGACGACCATCATGACATGGTATACAACAAAATCTAATCCTAAATATGAATTGCTGTTCATTCGCTAAAAATACAATTCCTATAATGGAGACCTAGAGTCTTACATTACATTTTGGAGGTTTTGATTATGGAGATCAAAAATACTGTGAAAACCAAGCTGTCAAAAGCGAAAGACAAGGCTGTAGCATTTGCGGCGAAAGCTGCACCGTATATTGTTATCGGAGTCACTAGTGGCACCGTAATATATATTACGGCGAAAGCTAGCTATGCTACGGGATACAGCCAAGGAGCTATTGACGGAAGTAATGCTGGTAAAAAAGCAGTGATTGAGATCATCAACGATCTTGCAAAAAGCGTAGGAACTAAGTAACTAAAGGCGGAGGCTTTGTAGATAAATGTTTACAAGGTCTCTAGCTTTTTATATTTTTGGAGGTATTTATTATGAAAGACGTAAATCAGTACAGAAACGAGATGGCGGCTCGTATCACTACAGAGGTCATGCAAAAGATGCCAGAACTGATTTGTAAAAAGATGGATCGGTTCGAGATCGAGTACGACGACAAAATCGCTGAGGCTATGATCGAGATGTATACTGCCGGATTAAACGATGGCTTGTCACGAGCAACACAGGTAATGCAAAGCGCGATGATGTATAAGGCGTTCAGCCAGTTACTGAAAGGAGATGACGAAAAATGAGTGCAATGAAACTCAGAGATATCTCAGATGCGCTTGACTCGATCATATATTGCTGCTGTATGTCATCAAAGAGTGAATCCGAGAAGATGCAGTCAGCCATTGCCTGTTTGATGGATGCACAGTATGACATCACAGAATTACTAAATGAAAATGAGGAGGAACAGATTAATGAACGATATTCGAGAACTGACAGACCCGATTGCTAAGAAAAATGGCAAGGAAGTGATTTCTGTAGTGGCCATCGAGGAATGCTCTGAGCTGCAAAAAGAGATCACTAAGATGATGCGTGAACGAGGAAACAAAATGAATCTGCTGGAAGAAATGGCGGACGTTTATATTTGTCTGGCTGAGCTGAGACAGTGCTACGGCATTACAGATCACGATCTGAATACGATGGTTATGCGGAAAATTACCAGAACCTACGCTCGCAAGAGTATTGTGTCTAGCTCAAAGGAGGATACCAAATGAAACTGAATGGTCTACCAACCGAGACAGCAGTTAAACTCTTAGGTCTTCGTTTATATATAAACAAAATGATAGATGACAGCCCATATTCTCAAAGAGAACTGGCGAATATGGCTAATGTTTCTCAGTCATCGATTACACGTTACATCAATGGCGAGGTCGACAGTCCGTCTTTAGAATGGATCGTTCGGATGTTTAAAGCCCTCGATATACCGATGGCCGCTCTTCTGGACTTTATTTATTAAATGGAGGTTTTATTATGAAAATCGAAAATCAATCGTACAAAATCATGAGTTATATTTCAAAAGACGGCAAAGATGAGCTGAGACTTATTGAAGAAGCAGGACGAATTTGCTACGGCAGTACCATGAGCGCATCTTTCGACAATACAAAGCAGTTCGTGAAAGGATTGATTGACAGGGGACATGAGTCTGTTCTGGAACATTCACTGCTTGTTGTTAAGCTGAACACAAATCGGGCAATTGCTAATGAGCTTGTTCGACATCGCCATGCTGGATATTCTCAGGCATCCACACGATACATGAATTTCACAAAAGAACGTTTCGGAGCAGAAATTACTGTGATCGACAATCCTTATCTGGATTCCGTAGCACACGGTGAATGGGTTCGAGCAATGGAGACCTGCGAAGAGACATATTACCGGATGATCATGGAAGACGGCTACAAAGCTCAGGATGCTAGAGGCGTATTACCGCTTGATCTTAAGACTACGCTCGTCATGTCTGCGAACTATCGTGAATGGAGACATATATTCAAACTTCGCACAGACAAAGCGGCTCATCCACAAATGAGAGATCTAATGATTCCTCTGTTGTTTGAGCTTAAGGGACGAATCCCTGTTATATTTGACGATCTGGGGGTGGAACTGTGAAATACTATATCATGATGACGATACTAATCTTGGCGCTTGCCTATGTTTGCTACACTGTGAGGTGATGATCTTGCAAATTGTAAAATGCGTAATGGTTTCGTTAATGCAGCTGGTTCTCTGGTCGTAACGTGCTGAGAATTACGTCAATCATCGTCATGGCTATATGCTATGCGGTATGCTTGACGATTGGAATTCGTTTATTAGGTTAGGAGGTAAATGAACGATGACTTATGTGCTTATGACAATATTCGCGATTCTGGAAACACTGAATCTGAATTGGTTATTTTTTAATGCGCAAGAAGCTACCCATCCTCGTAACGCTAAAACTGTTAGTGTATGTATATCTTTTGTGCTTATTTATTTATATACGATTGTTATCACACAAGGAAAACTGTAATTTTTGGAGGTATTTTAATATGCGAATTATGTCAAAAGAACAAATTTCAGAACTGTTAACGAGAATGGTTGAGCAGCATGCACCAGATGAGGATCTGGCTGCGGTAATTAGGTACTCCGCGGCATATATTTCAGGAAGACGCGCTCTTGATAAAGCATGCCAGGAATACGGTTTGTACAGATATTTAACGACTTGTGTTCCGTCATTAAGCGAAGTTTCAAGTAAACTTGCGACACTAATCGCCAAAAAAGATTGCACTTTGGATGCAGAGCATATGATTTTGTTTAGCAAACAGCTGCTGGATTTTTATAAGGATCTTGAGGCGTATAGCATCGAATTATATTTTATCAAGTCTGATAATCCTTGGTATGAGCTGAAGCAGGCTAAGGAGAAGGTCAAAAGACAAGGTGGCACCGTATGATTTTATTTGTGAAGATCATTACATTGATGATAGTGCTATTGCTCACGATGTGGACCAACCACTGGGTGATTGAAGAAACGGAGATAGATGAATGAAGACAGTAATCTGCGATATTTGCAGAAAACGAGAAGCGGAACGTTGCTTCAAGGTAAAATATAAAATATGGGGCTGGCATCGTATCGATATTTGTAGAACATGCTACGAGGCGTTTATTGACCTACGGAAAGGAGCAAACAAATGAATGCTTTTACAAAGAAAAATGCAATAGTTCTTAGCAAAGACGAATACATAAATGCAACTAACGATATTTACAAAACTGCTCTTGAAGATGGAGTGCGACAGGGTATAGCTGCTTGTTTACTCTGCTTGAACATGCACTACGACTGGAAAGAGAAGAGGCTTTCTAGATTCGCTGGCGGGGTGCAAGATATTCTCAAACTGCCTAGCGTACTGGGCAAAGACATTGACGGAAATACCGTTGTCGAGTACTTGAGAAATGAGTTCGGCATTGATGTTGATGAATTTGAAATGGAGGTTAAACTATGACTAAACTTATTATCGTGTCTATCGCTTTTCTTGTTGCCCTGATTCTGGTTTCTTTAAACTATGTTGCGCATGTGAGACGTGATATTAATGGAGAATTTCAAGACAAAGATATACAGGTTTTCGCTCAAATGATGCTTGGCAATGCATGCTTAGCTGGCTTCATCACAGGTCTGATCGTGTCGAATGTTGTGATCGGATAGGAGGTAGCGACTATGATAGTACGTGTTGCGGACGATAAAGGTAACGGAACATTCAAAACTCGTTGTGATCTATGCGGCGTTTATACTGGGGAACAGAATTATATTTTGTCTATCAGATTAGATGGTGCTATCAGCTCGCCTGAAAATATGGACGCTGTTATGTGCAAACGTTGCTGTGATAGGTTACATCACGAGTTGAAAAATAGAATGGAGGCAATAATATGAAAACAGAATTCGTTGAAGACAAAGAATATTCTCATAAGGTTGACGAGCTTCGCTTGAATCGGGTGAAGACGTCATTTTACAAATACGGACCGGCTAAAATCAATTTCGGCGACAAGCTGGTCAATGCGCTTGAATCTCACGATCTGTGTATTGAACGGTATAAGAAAACAAAGAACACGGAATATCTGTTGGACGCCATGAACTATCTGATGTTTGAATGTATGTATCCGCAAGAGGACGGAGCATTTTTCAAGGCAACAAATAGCGGAGAATCTGCAGGTATCTCTGGAATGTCTTATAATGAAATGAAGGAGAGATACTGATGTCATATTATAATAGGCGTTGGACTTGTATTTCAGTAAAGAGTCCGATTTCGTTCCAGCATATTCGAGAGCTAAAAGTCGTACATGAGCAATACGAAGCACAAACCGAGTGCTCTTTTACTGATATTTTTGTATCGACGAGTCCTTTGACGGGGGAGACTGATCTGTATTTTAGTATTTACTCTACTGAGTTACAGTTCTGGGAATTCATTGATATTTTGCGCGACTGTGGTTACAAAATAACTGCATGGTATGATGCTGGACCGTCTCATACTGGTGGTATTGAAAAGAGGATACGGAAATGAGCAATTTAAAAAGCGAGGATACTTACTTAAATAAACTGAACGCCATCCACAACAAATACGAAGACGACATAGAACTGAACCATGTCTATAGCGATGATCTGCTTGTTGATATTCTTCGTGACTTGGGATGGGATAAGTTGGCTGACGAGTATGAAAGCACGTATAAATGGTATGCGTGACTCGCGAAAAATACAGTGCCTATAATGGAGACCTAAGAGTCTACTAAATTATATTTGGAGGAAACTACTATGAACGAACAGGAAAAGGTTGTAGAAACTACTGCTGAGGAAGCAAAGGAGGATACTACTGTGGAAAAGAAGAAGTTTAATTTCAAGAAGATTGGCATCATTGTTGGTGCAGTTGTGGCTACTGCTGCAGCTGTCATTGGCGGCGTTGCTGTCGGGAAGAAAATGAACGGGAGCGATTCCGATGAGAATTTCTTCTTGGCTGAGCCGGAAGATGACTGCATCGATACTGAGGCATCTATAGAAACCGAAACAACAGAAGACTAAAGGACTAAAGGCGGAGGCTTTGTAGACAAATGTTTACAAGGTCTCTTGCTTTTTATATTTTTGGAGGTATAGAAATGGATACTTTTGTCGATTCAGACGAGACAGAATATGTCGTTATCGATGAATTTCGTACTAATGTGACGGGTCCGCATAATACAAAAATTAGCGTAAAAGTGTTTGAAACTGTTAATGATGCTTTTGCGATTAATGCCGACATAGATTTCAAATTCTTCCTCGTGGCCGATGGGAGTTATAAATGGGCTGAGATTACTAAAAGCGAGTTCATTGCTCTGAGGATATTAAAAAGGGCCGGCGATCGAAAAATGTCAGTTATCGAGTATAAACCCGAATGGAGCCTTATCACGGTGACAGGAGACGACGGGTTTACGATAACTGACAAGATCTGTGCTGACGACATTGACGATTTCCTAAAAGTCGTGGATGCTATGGGCGAGGTCCGGAACGGAGACTTTTATGTACGAATTAAGGAGGCAAAATAATGGATACTTGTTCAATTGGCAAATCTTCCAGTGTGGTTGATAAGCTGCTTAATCAAATTTTAAACTACATCGGAGCAGACTGTACCGTTCTTGGATATTTTCATTACTTTATAAAAAAGCCACGAGTATCACGGTCTGAGGTGACTGTTATGGAGATCAAGCTTGACGATCCTAGACTTGAAGACCTTAAGTTTGAAGACACATATGAGATAACTGTGGCTTTGAAAATTGCTTCTGGGTATCTGAGAAAAAGCAGATATTTCATTCTCAGTGAAATCCTTGATAACTGGTCTGAAATTACTAAAGCCGAGTTCAAGGCTTTGGGCGTGCTTGATAATCTTGATGCATATGAGCGTATAGAGTACGATCCAGAACGTTGCGAAGCTGTAGTGATCGGAAAAAACTCAAAATTCACATGTTTTAATATAGATACTGATGACGAGTTTTTACAAATGGTAGATGCTATGGATTATATCCGAAGCGGAGACTTCTATACACGAATTAAGGAGGCAAAACATGAATAACGAATATAAACCAATTTTGATTTGTAACGGAAATGAACACGATCTTAAGAATCACGGAGAATTGATCTGCGGTGGCTGCGGCTATGTGTTTGACTCCAACGAAGCTGAGGAACTCTTCAAAAGCATAGAGTTCAAGCCTGGTTACGGAGGGTCTGGGGCTGTTTTATATTCGTCAGCACCATTGTGCTGTGTACAGTGTTTTCAAGAGTTTGAAAAGATATACCTCAGCGAACGCCATGAGACATTTTATATTAATCCGTTGTCAGTATTTAAAAAACGCTATATAACTAATTATGGCGAACTTATTTTGCCAGAAGAGTATAGTGACGCTGAGTTTATACCGTCTTGGGATCCGAGCAAAAGAAGAAAGATGGCGTATATAGACTCGATTGCATATATGCTGCATTCTTCAGGTATTAGAGCAAATAAACTGAAGATGCTAATTGACTACTATGGATGTACGCTATATAACGGTGGAATAATCATTGATTCCTCATTATATGAAGACATTAACCGTGTATCAAGCGATGCATTTTATCATTATACAAAACAGTTCGACGTTTTGCTGGATACCATGCAAAATATGGAAAAAGGTGGTTTTTTCTTAATAGGAGGTGATTGAGATGAACAAATTAGGACCAGAATTAACGGTAACGGTTACGTCATCTGAAAATGCATCCAGATAATTTTCGAAAGTGGTTAAGGATCCGTTCATTGTTCCGCTTTTCGAGATATTGCGTGAACCGATCCGATTAAGTATCCAGGCTGATGACGCATTCGTATTTACGATCAATACCGTATGGGATGAAGATTTCACAGCAACAGCGATGCATTTTGATGTTCATAACCACCGCAATCATTATGTTGTCCTTGGCGGAGATATGGAAACAACAAAAGAAATATCGCCTATTGAGTTTAAAGCCTTATATATGCTTGCAAAAGATATGAAACCTCCGTGCACATTAAAATATGATACATTAAAGCAAACCGCTACATACAAAAGCTTTGGACATACTGAATCTGCACACATTTACAGCTTGAAGGATTTCAGTAAATTATGCAGTTGCATCGATTCTATTCTCTCGGGAAAGATGGCCGAAAAATTAAAAAGCAAATGCTGCGAAGGAGATGTTTTATCATGAACGAAACAACTAACAAATATGACAATCCAATTTTAATCTGTATTGGGAATCATAAGGACTTCCATGACGACGGTGAACTGTTTTGCGGAGCATGCGGATACCAGTATTCTCCAGATGAAGCAGAGGCCATGTTTAAGGACGTAAAAATAAAGGTGGCGGATACATGCGGAATGGAGGTGCACACCAAACCGTTGTGTTGCATTAAATGCTGTCGCCAGTATAAATCTGTATATTTTAGCGAGCTGGGAGAGGTTTCTAAAATAGTTCCGATTAATCTATTTAAAAAACGGTATGTAACTAAACGTGGGGAACTGATCTTGTTAGAGAAGCGTGAGCTACCCCTATTCATTCCAAGCCGGGATTCCAACAAACAGCACCGAATGACATACGACGATTCGATCGCATATATGCTATATTCTTTGATATACCCCTTAGGTTATACGTCTAGTGATGTTACACTTCATGTCGGATCAGATTATTGTGAAATGTATTGCGCCGGTGCACTAGTCAGTCATTTTCTTTGCGAAGATATTGCAAATATCTCGAGGGAATCTTTTCGTTGTCATCTTGGCGAATTCGATAGGATTCTGGAAATTATGCGTGATATGGAATCAGGTATTTTCTTTTCAGCAGGAGGTAATGAAGATGATTGATAAAAGCAAACTATGTAGCAATAAGCAATACTATATGAACGGCGAAATCCTATATTTACCAAATAGTGATTATATATTACTACGGGTGTCCGGTAAGATGCCTTTCCCTATCATGTTGTATGGAGTTGACAATATCTGCATTGGTACATACGCCATTATAGACACAGAAACTGGACGTGTAGTATGCACTCGTGAAATCTATGACTATGATTTGAAAGTGCTGGGATATGAAGCAGAAAACGCTTTATCCGGAGATGTTACTGGCGTGTTACACTACAACAAAGGCGCTCGTTTAACTGAGTACATGAATGTAATCCGTCGCCGTCGTCTTAATACTCGCTAAAAATACAATCCCTATAATGAAGGCGAATAGTCTTACATTATATTTTGGAGGAAAGTATTATGAAAATGGCTAAGAAAATATTCTATTCCAATGCTGAGATAGTTGAACAATTATCGTCAGAAGCCGCTAAGAAAATGGAACGTGGAACTACAATGAAAGTTCGTATCCGTCGTGACGGCAGAACGAGATTAAAAACGAACTCACCTGCGGTATTAGAAGTATTTCAAACTAAGTTATTTGACTTCACTGATAAAAAGAGAGACGAAAACGACTAAAGGCATCGAGGTCTTGTGAGATTTATATTCTTGCAAGGCCTCTGAGTTTTTGAAGGAGGAGGAATAATTTATGGGAAGTATGTTGGAATGGGCAAGAAGAGAAGTTGAAATTGCCTGTGAGAAAGAAAATCCAAATAGGAAAGGCGATGAATTTGATTATGGATGTGCCTGTTACGAGAGTGCTTTAAAAGCTTTCAAAAGTTTGTGCGAAGATGGTCATTCTGGTTTCAGTATTAAAATGACACAGGCTATATTGAATTGTCTTTTAGATAGGCAACCATTAACACCAATAGAAGATACCGATGATGTTTGGACTTTATGCACAGATTATGAAGACGATTCAGACGTATACCAGTGCAAACGAATGAGTTCATTATTTAAAAATGTATATTCTGATGGAACTGTTAAATACGAAGACGTCGATCGTGTACGTTGCGTTGACATCCACAATCCGCACAACACGTATTCTTTTGGATTGGTTGGGAAAATCATTGACGAGATGTTTCCTATCGCAATGCCATACATGCCGGGAAAGTCGATCAAAGTTTATTGTGAGGATTTTTTAACAGATGAAAAGAACGGCGATTTTGATACTGTTGGTGTGTTCTATGCGTTGAAAACTGAGAACGGCGAGCAGAAGAAAATCGAAATCAACCGTTTCTTTAAAGAATCGAGAGATTGTAAAACAGGCTGGACCGAAATAACTAGAAGAGAATATTCTGAACGAAAACATAATCGATAACGTCGAAAACAATTTTAAAACTTATATTTCTGAGGAGGAATAATTTATGAATTTCAAAGCATTGTTTAAGGTAGTCGGAGAGATCATCAAAGATCATGCTCCGGAGATTTGTGCTGTTGCAGGCACTGGACTGATGATCGGCGGTGCTGTATTGGCCGCTAAGGGAACTCTCGCAATTGATGAGGTTCTGGATGAGCATAAGGAAAATATGGAAAAGATCAATAAGGGCGTTGAGGATGACCTGGTAAGCAAGGATGGCGTTCATTATCGTGATCTGGCTACGCAGGATAAGGCTCTGACTTGGAAGAAGACTATTCTGGGCTTCACTAAGGCTTATGGTCCGGCTTTGGCTTGTGAAGTCGGTGGTGCTCTGTTGGTATTCAGTGGCTTTAAGTGCCTGAGAAAGAGAAACCTCGCTCTGGCTGGTGCGCTGACGTCTGTTACAGAGGCGTTTAACAAGTATCGCTCTCGCGTTATTGCAGAAGAGGGTAAGCTGACTGATATTTACTACAGAACTGGCAAGAAGGCAAATGAGGAAAAGACTGACTGTTATACGACCGAAGACGGAGATAAAGTTGTTCCGGTGATGGACGATGACTGTGATCCTAACGAGTTTGGTGTATATTCTTATTGCTTCGATGAGGCAAATAGTCCAAAAAACTTCAGTAAGAAGCGATCTGATAACCTGTTCTTCGTTACTTGCCAGGAGAAATGGTGCAATGCACAGCTGGAAGAGTATGGATATTTGTTCCTGAATGAGGCTCTTCGTGCACTTGGTTTGCCTGAGGTTGAGATTGGACAGGACGTGGGTTGGATTTTCGACAAGAATAACGACTATAAGATCGACTTTGGCATTGCTGAGTTTATCAGAGAGCATGCTGAGCACTTGGACGATGAAAACGATTCTGCATTCTGGCTTGAGATGAACTGTGACGGCTATATTCGTGACAAGATTTGGAAGGCGAGTCGTGAAGCGAGAAAGGCTGGTAAGAAGTGTTGATGCATACATCTGACGACGTACTTGAATGTTTCTATGAGATTACTGAAAGACGCGTTGCACGAGGAAACTAACTTTATATTTTGGAGGTATGATTGATATGTATAAGATCTATGAATTTTATAAAGAACCATGCGATGATAAATCGGAATGCTTAGTGGCTGATATAAAAACCGAAGAATTGGCCTATAAATGTATGCTTGGTTGCTTTACCGCACGCAATAATTCCGGTAAGGAGTATTACAGCTTTGCCGATAATGCGGTTCATGCTGATATTATCCGTGCAAAACTATGGACTAATATAGACAGGTCTAAAACGGAGTTCGTTTTATATACAGTATACGCATTTAATAAAACCGGCGAGACCATTAATGTATATCCGATGCGCGTCTTCACTGAATATCGTGATGCTTTAGACGAAGCTCTGAAATTTGGCTCATTTTGTAATGACTACATATTCTTGGTTGATACCAACATAGATAATGCACGTATAAACTACACAATTCATCATGCTGATCGGGTAAATGCTCAGTATAGCGTTCATAATGCAGACGATGGCCAGGGCATTTGGAATGAACTTAAAGTGCTATCGGCCGAAGACCGAAATATCATCAAAACGGAAGAAAACTGCTACTACTCTGACGGGGTGCTTTACTTGAAAGAAATTCGAGAGTATTATGATACTGGTGACATGGACAAAGAGGAGGCGAGTAAAGATGAAACCTGACTATTATATTTACACTTGGCTGGCTAATGCGAGAAATCGATACGAAATAAGCAAGAGTATTGACGGATATTGTAGTAAAAGAATTGCAGAGAGAATTGCTTTTATTCGATTCAATAATCTAAACGACCAGATTCGTTATTGTGTAGCATTGACAGACGAGGAAGCACTAGCTGAGATGCAGAGACAAAAACTGTATCCTCCGTCAGTAGTTCGCGAAGAAGATTTATATTACATTTACGGTACTGCCTACAGACTTGGCGGCAGGAAGCGCAATAAGAAAAACGGAGCATTCGACTTGGAGGCTAGTAAAGATGAAACCTAAATATTATATTTATTCTTGGCAGACTGGAGCATTCAGATCTGACGAACTCAGCAGGAGCCTTAAAGGATATGCTTGCCGAGATACAGCTGAGAGAATCGCGAAGTTCCGTTTCGATGGGATACATGACCGGATTCGGTACTGTGTTGCCCTTACTGACGACGAGGCGTTTGTCGAGATGACACGACAGAATATGCCGAATACATATTATGGTACTGACGATGCTGAAAAGTGCCATAAATGCGAACAGTTTTCCCATGCAAGACTCGATAAGTTTGAAAACCAGTTTTGCAAAGCTTATTTATCAAATCGTTATATCAGTGATGGTATTGCATATCAGACGGATCATTGTACTGTAAGCGAATGGAGGAATCCGAGTGAAAAAGATATTTAATCAGGTGAGCAGAGTCGGTTTATTTATCGCTGGTTCTTCGCTTATTCTGGGTACGTTGTTTGGCAAGAATGTGGCTAAGAAGTTCGCTGGATTGGCTTCTGGCCTAGCTTTATTGGCTTGGGGGTGCTAAAAGTGTGGACTAAACGAAGAATTTTAGTTGCTATCATCCTCTCTGCTATGGCAAGCGGTTATATTTCGTACTTGAGTTATAAGGGTGCATTTGACTCCGTTCGACTAGATAACGTTATTGGAAATGCTCTGGGCGGTGCAATGAAAGAAGTTGGGGGTACATTAAAATGAACATGACAGCTATTTATTCCTTTATTGGAGGTGTTGTGGTCGGTGGATTGGTGTCACTTTTTGTGGCTGATAAGATCCTGAGAGCCGATTATGACAAGAAATGCGAGGAGGAGCAGGCCGCGATCAAGCGTTATTACGAGACTAAGGCTGATATTTCTGCTAAAAAAGAGGAAGAAAAGCCGAAAACTGAGCCGTTTATGGATATTTTGACGGTTGAAAAGCCTGAGGAACCAAAAATCTCTGGTAAAACGCAGTATTCTAGCTATGCAACCAAGCCGATCGACACTGATAGCCAGGAATTTAAGGATCTGATGAAAGAAGTTGACGGATATACTTCGGAATCTTACCGAGAAGCGCGGCTAAATGCTGAACTTGGGCCATTTGTGCTGCCAGAAAAGGACTTCAGAGCTGGAAATTATCCGGTTGACTACGGTGAAGAGGGCCTTACGTACTACGATGAGGAGAATGCGCTATACAATGCAGACGGAGAACAGCTTTATGACGGCTATGACTTGGTCGGGCACTGCCTTGGCGACTTCTGCGAGCCAGATGAAGAGGGAAAATTGCCCTCAGAAATGTTCGTTCAGAATGATCGAGAGCGAATGATTTATATTTTGACGAGGGAGTGAGGCTGAATGGGTATTTTTAATTGTTGCGAATGCGGTAAACTAGTGAAAGATGGCGTAAGCGGCGCACAATTGAGCTTATGTCTTGGATCTATTAGGCTCGCTCACAAGAATTATTGCCATTATTGTGGTGCAAAAGTATTAAAACAGATGGTCAACGCCATGTACGGAGCGAATTTGCCGGTAACTGTGGAGGAGAAACGCGATGATCGAAACGAGTAACGGCAATGTTTACTGCGAAAGATGCCTAAAACGCCTAACAAAAGCAGAAGACTTGCTAAAGCCTCGGTTTGTTCGTGACGAAAAAGGATTTACTATCGTGCTGTTTTGCGAAAAATGTAGAAAAATATTCGATGAAAGGAGCGAAAAAGAGAATAATGACATATTTGGGATGGTTAATAAGTGAAATTCATGGTGAAGAATACACATTTTTGCTGAAAAAGCTGTCAGAAATTGACTTTTATTGGTCTGATCGTATCCCAATTGACGAAAATCGGGCTAAAGATGGGCTTGCGTTGCGTGATGAGTACGATATTTTGGCCGTTTCGGAGGATTGGGAGGACCGAAAATCGGGATATTTTGACGAAAATCGGATTGAAAAACCGTGTTCTGTGCTCGAAATGATGATTGCAATGGCTCAAAGAATTGAAAATGACACCATGTCAGACGGCATTATGGACCGTTCTGTCGAGTGGTTTTGGGTTATGATTGGCAATTTAAACCTTGATTTTTTGACAGATAGGGCCATGTCTTATGACGGAATGTGCTATGCTGAGATGGTGATTTTGAGGTGGTTGGACCGTCATTTTGGGCCTGATGGAAGGGGTTCTCCATACCCTACAAGGCGTTTTGGAAAGCAATATGAGGACCTCAGAAACACCGATATTTACACAAGTTTTCAGTGGTATTTGAACGAAAATTGGGGTGATTTATCTGAGTGAAAACGGGCTAAAAAGTGTGACAAAATTTGCAGTTTTTCGAAAACGTGATTTTTGCGATGTTGCGAAAAGCATAATTTTACTCAAAAATGGGCTAAAAACGGCAAAAATAGCCAAAAAGTGTGACAAATGTGACAAAATAAAAACGGTTTGTCACACTTTTGTCACACCCAAAAAGTCCAAAAAAGCCCGAAATTGCGTGGTTTTTTTCTTTGTGTGACAAAGTGACACTTTTTTTGTTGTTTTTTTATATATAAAATTAAAATATATGAGAAACGACATCACACAATTTTGTCACACTTTTGGAAATATTCATGAAAGACCTAAAATACACGGAAAGGAGGGGTTGACAATAACAAATGAAGCAATATGTAAAACCGTGTATTTCTGAGACAAAAAATGGAACAATCGAGGTCCATCCAGAGTTCCAAGCAAACGGCAAAGATTTCATGACCAAAGGCAACCGGTTTTATGCGGTGTTAGATCCGAAGACGAATTTCTGGATCACAGACGAATCAGAAGCGATAGATCTCGTCGACGAGCAATTATATTCTTTTGCAAGAGAAAAGTTCGTAGAGATGGACGACGGACGTCTGGTCAACGATATTGGAAAACCAGTTAAGGTCCTGTCTATCAATAACTATCAAACCAAGAAACTGAAAGAGTGGAAGGAATTTTTAACCAAAGTAGCGCCCAATCACAATTACCATCCGCTCGATTCAGACATCACGCCAATCGACGCAGAAGTAAAACCGTCGCAGTATAGATCAAAACGGCTATTATATTCTATAGCCAAAGGAACCACCAATGCATACGAGAAGTTTATGTCAACCTGCTATAGTGCAGAGGAGAGGCAAAAGATTGAGTGGGCAATCGGTTCGATATTTACAGGTGAGTCAAAACATATCCAAAAGTTTATCGTGTTATACGGAGCACCCGGTACTGGTAAGTCAACAGTGATGAATCTGATTCAAGATCTATTCGAAGGATACTGGACTGCTTTTGACGTTAATACACTTGTGTCACGGAACAATCAGTTCGCGACCGCAGCATTCAAGGATAATCCTCTCGTTGCAATTCACCACGATTGTGACATGAGTAAGATTCATGACAACAGCATTTTCAACTCGCTTGTATCGCATGAAACGATCTACATCAACGAAAAAGGCAAACCCCAGTATCCAATGAGAATAAGTTCATTTATATTCTTAGGAACGAATGAGATTGTCGATGTTCCTGATACCAAGCGAGGAATCGTTCGACGCATGATCGATGTCTATCCGACAGGCAGAACCTTGCCGAAAGAGGAGTATGATATTTGTGTTGAGAACATGAGATTTGAACTCGGGGCGATTGCGTATCACTGTATTCAGGTGTTCGAGTCTTTGGGTAAGAATTATTACAACTCGTATAGTCCGACACAGATGATCAATAAGTCGAACATTCTTCGTAATTTTATATTTGATAAATATGACGAGTTTGTTCGAACAGATCCAATTAGCAGAGACATGGCTTATGACTGGTATCGAGATTATTTCGAGAAGTCCGGTCTTGGCTATGCTCCTAAACGAATTATATTTGGGGAACAGCTCAGAGAATACTTTGAGACATACAAGGATCGTGCTAGGCTGGATGGAAAGTTGATTCGACATGTGTATAGTGGGTTTAGGCGAAGCCTGTTCGCTGATGATATTGTCGAGTTTGATAACAGTCAGTTGTTCAAGGACGAAGAAGAACCAGAGGCTGATATTCCAGAATGGTTGCAGTTCGAAGAACCAAAGGACGGCAAATGTAAGCTCGATGATATTTTGGCGGAGTATCCGGCTCAGTATGCAAATGACAAAGGCACGCCGAAGATGGCTTGGGCTAAGGTTAAAACGAAACTGAAAGATTTGGATACGAGTAAGCTTCACTACACTAAAGTTTCGAAGAAGTTGATTTGCGTGGACTTTGATATCAAGGTTGATGGCAAGAAATCCATAGATGTAAATTTGGAGGCAGCAAGCAAATTCCCAGAGACATACGCTGAGGTTAGTCAATCTGGTTCTGCAATTCATTTGCATTACTGGTACGACGGTGATCCAACCGAACTCAGCCGAGTATATGATCTGGACGTGGAGGTAAAGGTATACACTGGTGATGCGAGTCTTAGACGACGTTTGACCAAGTGCAATGATCGAGAGATTGCTCATATTTCCAGTGGACTCCCTTTGAAAGGAGATGGAAAGAAGAAAATGCTCGATTTTAAAGTTGTTGAGAATGAGAGAATGCTTCGTTGCATGATTAAGAAGAATCTCAACAAGGAATACCATGGCTACACCAAGCCTTCTATGGATTATATTTTCAAACTGACGGAAGATGCTTACAATGCCGGAAAGAAATACGATATCACTGATATGCGACCGGCTATCATGGAGTTTGCTGTAAATAGCACGAACAATAGCCAGTACTGTTTGAAGCTGATGAACAAAATGCACTGGAAGAGTGACGAGCCGAGCGATTATATTTCTTCGCCCGAGGAAGACAAGATCGTATTCTTTGACGTCGAGGTATTTTCGAATGTGTTTATCTGCTGTTGGAAGTATCAGGGGTCGTCTGAAGTCACACGAATGATCAACCCGAAGCCGATTGAGATCGAGGAGCTTTGCAAGAAGAAACTAGTCGGTTTCAACAATCGAAAATATGATAATCATATTCTTTATGCCTGGATGCAAGGTTATTCTAACGATCAGCTGTTCAGATTGTCTCAGAGAATTATTGCTAACTCTTTGAATTCGTCGTTTGTTGAGGCGTATAACTTGAGCTACGCTGATATTTACGATTTCAGTTCTAAGAAGCAGAGTTTGAAGAAATGGGAGATCGAGTTGGGAATCCATCATATGGAAAACTCGTATCCCTGGGATCAGCCATTATCTAAGGAACACTGGAACGAGGTGGCCGATTATTGCTGTAACGATGTAGACGCAACTGAGTCAACATTTGACGCATGCAAACAGGACTTCATCGCTCGAGAGGTACTTGCTGATTTGAGCGGATTGAGCGTAAATCACTCTACTAGACAGCATTGTACGAAAATTATATTTGGCAACGACAAGAATCCGACTCTGGTCTATACTGATCTTAGCAAGGAATTCCCCGGATACGAATTCAAGAATGGCAAGAGTTCATATTTGGGAGAGGATCCATCTGAGGGCGGTTACGTATACGCCGAGCCTGGCATATATTACCGAGCAGGATTGCTTGATGTTGAATCATTGCATCCGCATTCGATTATTGCTTTGAATCTGTTCGGCGAGTACACCTGGAGATACAAAGATATTCTTGAAGCTCGTCTTGCCATTAAGCATCACGATATCGAGAAAGCTCGAGGTATGCTTGGCGGCGTATTGGCTAAGTATCTGGAAAGCGAAGAGCAGGCTGATAAACTGGCTAAGGCTCTGAAGATCATCATCAACTCTATCTACGGTTATACTTGCGCAACGTTTGCAAATCCGTTCAAATCGCCTGAGAATGTCGACAATATTGTAGCTAAACGTGGCGCCCTGTTCATGATGACTCTGAAGAAGAAGCTTCAGGATATGGGTGTTCAGGTTATTCATGTCAAGACCGATTCAATTAAGATCCCGAATATTACAAAGGAGATTATTGATTTTGTCAACGACTTTGGACACAAGTACGGTTATAACTTCGATCATGAAGCTACATACGAGAAGATCTGCCTGGTGAACAAATCAACTTATATCGCTCGGTATGATGGCGGGAAGCATGACGGAGAATGGACAGCAACTGGCAAACAATTCCAGGTTCCATACGTGTTCAAGACGCTGTTTACGCATGAGGATGTCGTGTTTGACGATCTCTGTGAAACGTTCGAGACTAAAACAGCATTTTATCTTGACCGATCTGAGAATCAGCCAGAGGGTTATCATGATTACAAATTCGTCGGAAAAGTCGGTAGATTCTGTCCGGTTCGACCTGGAACTGGCGGTGGTTTCCTCATGCGAGATAAAGGAGAAACATACATCAAGCAGAAAGCCGCTTATGACAAGTGTGGTGGCGTGAACGAAAAGGGCAAGCCATTAAAGGTTCCTAGCAAGTACGCGCTCGCTACCGGTACCGACGGATATTTGTGGAGAGAAGCAGAACAGGTAAAGTCAATGCACCTGGAGAAAGACATTGATATTCGCTATTATGCAAAGTTAGCAGATGACGCAGTCATGGCTATATCACAATTCGGAGATTTCGATGCATTTGCAAATGCCGAAGCCCCATTCTAAGATTAAAGGAGATTATATTTATGAACGCACTGAGTAACATCTCGATCGAGAATGCACACATTATTTTCCGGAACTTTTCCGGTGAAGAGAGCAAGTTCAACAAGAAAGGCAGCAGAAACTTCGGTGTCGTGCTCGACGTTGATCTTGCTGCAATGATGAAGAAAGACGGCTGGAATATAAAGGAGCTTCCGCCCAGAGAAGATGGCGACCTTCCGACCTATTGGTTGCCGGTAAGCGTTGCATTCGGACACATTCCTCCGAAGATCATGTTGGTAACGTCAAATAGTATGGCTCCGCTTGACGAAACGACGGTTAACCAGCTGGACTATGCTGAGATTGCCAGTATCGATATGATTGTCCGTCCTTATTGCTGGGAAGTAAACGGAAATAGCGGCGTTAAGGCATATCTCAAGACAATGTACGTTACAATCGTCGAAGACGAATTTGCAAGTAAGTATCAGAGAAATATGGGTAGCGAGGAAGTCCCGTTCTAATGGAATTATATTCTCATCAGGAGAAAGCCTTGAAAAAGATGCATAACGGATGCATCCTGGTTGGAGGAGTAGGTAGTGGAAAATCTATCACCTCGTTAGCGTACTATTTCAACAAAGTTTGCGGCGGTAAGGATAAACGAATGGATCCCAAAAAGAAACGGGATCTGTATATTATTACTACAGCTCGTAAAAGAGATAGTCACGAATGGGAAGGTGATATGGCACATTTTCTGCTATCCCCCGATCCGACTGCTTCTCCTCACGGCGTAAAGGTCGTGGTTGATTCCTGGAACAACATTGGCAAATACGAGAATGTGGAGAATGCGTTTTTCATATTTGACGAACAGAGAGTAGTTGGTTATGGTGCCTGGTCTAAATCGTTCATAAAGATCTCTAAGGCCAACCAATGGATTCTGCTAAGCGCAACTCCAGGCGATACGTGGTCTGATTATATTCCAGTGTTCATTGCTAATGGATTCTATAAGAACAAAACACAGTTCACTCGTGAGCACATTATATTTGCGCGTTTTGCCAAATATCCAAAGATTGATCGCTATATTAACACAGACAAGCTATCAAGATTGCGAGCGTCGATTCTGGTTCCTATGAAGTTTGAACGCGAGACAATTCCCCATAAGACTTTCATAACTGCTGGCAGAAACGAAGCAATGTACCAAGATTGTGTCAGAGGCATATGGGACCCGTTCAAGAATGAACCGTGCGTCAATGCAGCATCAGCTTGTTATGTGTTGCGGAAAATCGTGAACACTGATCCGACTCGGCGTACTATAATCCGTAAACTAATGGCTGAGCATAAACGAGCAATTATATTTTATAACTTCACATATGAGCTCGAAATCTTGCGAGAGATTATGAACGAAGCTCAGATCGAGTATGGAGAATGGAACGGAGAGAAACATCAGCCAGTTCCTAAGACTGATCGATGGGCGTATCTGGTTCAGTATACGGCCGGTGCTGAGGGCTGGAATTGCATTGACACAGACACAATTATATTTTACAGTCTGAATTATTCGTACAAGATCATGACACAAGCGGCTGGAAGGATTGATCGACTGAACACCCCGTTCAAAGATCTGTTTTATTACTACCTAGCCGCTCCAGGTATCGATCAGAACATTCGCCGGGCTTTGAATAACAAAAAGAAGTTCAACGAAGAGGATTTCTTCAATGACGAGTTCGTCCCGTTTTAAAGCGAGGTGATTATATTTTGGCTCGCTACAGATTAGGCGGACGTGGCAGACGTCCAAGACATGAAATGGTTCGAATCATAGAGCTAGATGAAATCTTTCCGTCATATCATGAGGCCGCCGATCGTATCAATGGCAATCGGGGATGTGTCTATCTCTGTTTGCAAGGCATGAGAGCATCGCACAAAGGTTACACATTCGAGTATGTGAAAGACCTTTATCCAATCTTTGACTGATAGAAGCAAGGGAGTTCGTGATATTTACACGGGCTCTTTTGTTTTGCCATGAAATGCAACAGAAATAGGCAGTATTTTGTTTCGCGCTTTTTACAACCCCTATAATGGAGAGGATAGGGAGAATATGCCATCTCTATTATCTTTAGCAAAGGAGGTGAAATGTAATGGTCGAGTCAAAATTCCAATCGATCTTGATTAAAGAGCTAAAAGAAAGATTTAAGGGATGCGAAGTAGTCAAGAACGATGCGAATTACAAGCAGGGTATTCCAGATTTAACAGTCTTCTATGGTAACCGTTGGGTTATGCTCGAGACTAAAAGATCTGAAGATGCTCCGCATCGCCCGAATCAAGACTATTATGTTTCTTTATTTAACGACATGTCATATGCCGCTTTTATTTTTCCTGAGAATAAGGAGGTAATTCTCAATGAAGTGGAACAAGCATTCAAAACTTGAGGGAGCTCATGCATACCTTGGGGCGTCACAGCATAGCTGGTTGAATTATTCCGAAGATCAACTGATCGCTCGGTATCATAATTCTATGGCCAAGCTAATTGGAACGAGAAAACACAACCTAGCTAAAGAGCTAATTGAGTTAGGCGTTCCGCTTAAGAATACGCATACGACACTAAACATGTATGTCAATGACGCTCTTAAGTATCGTATGAGCCCAGAAACTGTATTATATTATTCAGATAACTGTTTCGGCACGGCCGATGCAATCTGTTACAATGAAAAGACCAGGTTCTTAAGGATCCACGATTTGAAGACCGGTGCTATACCGGCTCACATGGAACAGCTTGAGATTTACATGGCCTTATTCTGCTTGGAATACGACAAAAATCCAAAAGACGTTCAAGCCGAATTGCGTATTTATCAGAATGATGATATTTTGATACACGAACCGGTTCCTGAGCGGATTATGGATATAGAGAATAAAATTATCAAGTTTGACTCGGTTCTTGAACAATTAAAAATAAATCCTTAAGGAGGGGTGACACGTGACAGACGAAGAGATCATGCACCAGTGCGAGATCTACGACAATTATATTTCCACGCTCGACGACGATCCGGATGTTATCGAGCATTATGGAACGCCTAGACACTCGGGTCGATATCCTTGGGGATCTGGCGACAACCCTTTTCAGCGAAGCAGAGACTTTATGTCGAATGTTACTGAACTGAAAGATAAGGGTATGACTGATCGTGAGATCTGGGAGTCGATGGGATTATCATCAACTCAATTCAGAGCAAAGAAATCATTGGCTGCTAACGAAATCAAAAAGTTCAACGTGATGTATGCGCAGAAGCTGAAAGATAAGGGCATGTCTAATGTGGCAATTGCTAAAAGAATGGAGACTAATGAGTCTACCGTTCGTGGATGGCTGAAAGATTCAGGAAACATCCGTAAAGATGAGCTCGGGACAACTATGGACATGCTCGAGGATCAGATCAAAAACAAAGGAATGATCGACGTCGGAGTGGGTGTTGAAAAACATCTTGGCATTTCTAAAGTCCGTTTGGACACAGCTGTTGCAGCGTTGGAGGAAAAAGGTTATACACGTCATAAGATTCAGGTTGCTAATGTATCAGGCAATGGAACTCAGAAGACAACCGTAACTGTTCTTGCTCCGCCTGATACAGAATGGAAATACGTCATCCAGAATAAAGACAAGATTCACAACATTGATGACGTAGCATCCACTGACGGCGGTTCTACGTATGCGAAACTTCGTGCACCAGAACAGATCTCTGGAAAACGTGTTTATATTCGTTATGCAGAAGATGGCGGCGTAGACAAAGATGGTACATTGGAGCTTAGACGGGGTGTAAAAGACCTCGACTTGGGCTCGTCATCGTATGCACAGGTTCGTGTAGCCGTTGATGGAAAATACTATATGAAGGGTATGGCATTCTATAGCGATTCAGTTCCAGAAGGATATGATATTGTCTACAATACAAACAAAAAGAGAGGAACGCCTGATGAAAAAGTGTATAAACCGCAATCTGACGATCCAATCAACCCTTTCGGTGTATCTATCAAACCCGGCGGACAGCGCGGTGCTTTGAACATTATGAACGAAGAGGGAGACTGGAACAAATGGTCTCGTTCTTTGGCCTCTCAGATGTTGGCAAAACAGCCAGTTGACTTGGCTAAGAAACAATTAAAGCTTACCAAGGACATCAAAGATAGTCAGTTCCAGGAGATTATGGAGCTCACTAATCCAATCGTTAAGAAACACGAGCTAAAACAGTTTGCTGATGCCTGTGACAAAGATGCTGTCGATCTTAAAGCCGCTGCAATGCCGAGGCAGGGTACTAAAGTTTTATTGCCATTTCCGTCAATGAAAGAGAATCAGATCTACGCCCCTACGCTAGAAAACGGTGAAGAGGTCGTGCTGATTCGTTACCCGCATGGTGGTAAGTTTGAAATCCCCAGGTTAATTGTTAATAATAAAAATACCGAGGCTAAGAGGGTAATGGGAAATGCTATCGATGCTGTTGGTATTCACCCAAAAGTTGCCGAACAGTTGTCTGGCGCCGACTTCGACGGCGACACAGTCGTATGTATCCCAACCAAGGGACATAACATTAAGACTAAGAAGCCCCTTGAAGATTTGAAAAATTTCGATCCAAAACTAGAATACCCTGGGACCACAGAGAAATCTGCATGGAAGAAGGGTTCTCGTCGTGAACATATCGAAATGGGCATGGCTTCGAATCTAATTACAGACATGACATTGAAAGGAGCAACTGACGAAGAAATTGCTCGGGCGGTTCGTCATTCTATGGTTATTATCGATACCGGTAAGCATAATCTGGATTATAAACGCTCATATGAAGAGAACGGCATAGCAGCTCTTAAGAAAAAATACATGGGGCACACTGATCCTGAAACCGGGCGATACTCAACCTCGGTATCTACGCTTCTTTCAAGAGCAAGCGGACAAGCTCATGTTGAGAAACGAGATCCAACCGGTCGTTATGAAATCGATCCTGAAACTGGTGAAAAGATTTATGCTAAGGGCCGTCTAAAGTACAATAAGGAAACAGGAAAATCAGAGTATACTCTTTGGAATGAACCCTACGTTTCTAAGAAGACTGGAAAAACTATAACCCCTTCTACAAAATCGACCCAGATGTTTGAAGCTAAAGACGCCCGGTCTTTAATGAGTGGGGGTTTTGGAAAAGGTCTCCCTATGGAAGAAGTTTATGCTGATTATGCAAACCATATGAAAGCTCTTGGAAACCGTGCTCGTAAAGAATACGTTTCTGTAAAAGAACCCACCCTGAATAAAGAGGCCCGTTCTAAATATTCTGAAGAAGTGGAGTCTTTAAAAAAACAGCTTGATACAGCTAAAAAGAACGCCCCTCTTGAGAGACAAGCTCAGTTGATCGCTTCTTCTATGGTCGAATCTGCAAAACTGGCAAATCCTGATATGACAGACTCAGAAATTAAGAAATTAAAAGGCCTTAAAATTAAAGAGGCTCGTGAGGCAGTGGGTGCCTCTAAGTATCGTGTTAAGATAACAGATAGAGAATGGGAAGCTATTCAAGCTGGGGCTGTATCTAAGACTACTCTTGAAGAGATACTGCAGAATGCAGATGAAGACCGAGTCAAGGAACTTGCTATGCCTAAGGTAAAAGCTGGAATGACTCCCAGTAAGATTAGTCTAGCCAACACGCTG